AGGCTGCGGCCCCTCCTCCGCCCCCGGCGGCTGTCTCCGAGGCTGCGGCCCCTCCTCCGCCCCCGGCGGCTGTCTCCGAGGCTGCGGCCCCTCCTCCGCCCCCGGCGGCTGTCTCCGAGGCTGCGGCCCCTCCTCCGCCCCCGGCGGCTGTCTCCGAGGCTGCGGCCCCTCCTCCGCCCCCGGCGGCTGTCTCCGAGGCTGCGGCCCCTCCTCCGCCCCCGGCGGCTGTCTCCGAGGCTGCGGCTCCTCCTCCGCCCCCGGTGGAACAGCCCGGAACTGACATGGCAGTGGCAGCCCCCAATCAGGGCGCAGTGACTACCACGTCAGGCGGCGGGTCCATGGAACAGCAGGCTGCAGATGACGGGTTCGACGGCCTGGATATGACCGGCTATGGAACGTTCCCTATCGTCAAGCTGGACCAGGGTGAGTTTGTCGGAGACGGGATCACCGGAGGCCTTGGGACCGAGTTCTATTGCAAGATCCAGGGCAGTAGGGAGAAGATCCTGCTCAGCAACGGCCTAAAGAACAACCAGCCTGGTTATGATTTCCGTTACACCTATGACCGGATCACCACCCACAAGGGTGAGAACGTCGATCAGGTGTTGGCCGAGTGGAGGGCGGCGGGGCTCACTCCAGCAGAGAAGAAGTATCTGGAAGTGCCCGCCCAAATCGTATACGGCCAGCATGACGGCACTTTGGTGCTGTTGTCGGTTCCTCCCACCTCTGTGCGCCGATTCTCTGCCTATTACATGAAGCTTCGTGTGGCCGGGAAGAATGTTCGGGAGTGCATTACGAAGTGCTCCAAGGGAGAGCGGGTTACCAACGTGGACCACCCGTTCTTTCCCTGGGCATTCGACGAGTACACCGGCTGACCCGTCAAGGGCAAGACCAAGTAGGGCCGCCTTTGCGGCCCTGCTTTTGAATGAAGGAGATAACGTGAACAAACAAGTTTACTGCAGCCGCAAAGGGGCCGCCACCATAGGCAAAAAGACTTTCCCTCTGCCTACCGTATCTGAGTTTCTATCGGATCAGATCGAGCGCCAAGCAAAGAAAATGGAAGCCCGACGGCAGCGCCGTATTGCCAAGGCATTGGCATGACCGCCCCAACAACAGAGGGAGAGGAGGTTGATACGGCCCTACTTGTAATGGCTCTGATCGATATGGCCTGTGAGGCTGAAAAGGTGGGAAATCTAGCTGAGCAAGCTAAACGGACAGACTTGGTGAAGTGGGCCAAAGAGTCCGCAGCTCACTGTGACGAACAGGCAAAGTTGCTGCAGAGGGTGCTGGAGAACTCTGCGCTGTAACGTACTGAAGTCAGTGGACGCACCCTATGACGAACTGGGTAAGCAAAATCGACCACCACCACGCATGGGAAACCATGATGTGGTTTGCTTTCGGAAAAAGACCGTTCCGTACATCGACGCTTCGAGGGGCCTGCAATACCGAAGCAGAATTCAGAGCGTATGGATTTCTCGAAAAACTGAATGAACACAACCGGCAGGATGGGCCGATACCGTCCTGCTAACGACTTACATAAGCCGTCACACCTTGGGGCATATAATGAAACACAGAATTATTTTGATCGGATTCATGGTGTTGTTAGTTGCTGGGTGCCAAATGGAAACCGGTTTCCAGTCCACAGAGGCCAACCAAGCTAAGACGACCGAATACGAGTGGATTGTGACTAAAGAAGGAGTGGAATGTGTAGCGCTTGGGTTTCTAGGTTTGTCAGGGCGCGGATTGTCCTGCAACTGGGAAAAGTACAATTCTGAGCGTGGCAACTAACAGCAGATGAAACCCATAACTGGGGATAACAATGAAAGACCAAGCATCTGAAAAGCTAATGCGTGAGATGTTGGTGCAATACAAAAAAAGGGCTGCTGCAGAGCGTACTTGAGAATTCTGTACCCATGGTTGAGGAGTAAAAATGAAACTGTTTAAGAATGGTGCAGAACTGCGGTTAACTCAGGGTGACTTAGAGGCTCTACTTGAAGAGGTGATGAATAGTAAGTTTTTCATCCTCAGTTCTGGCATGCAGAAGATAGTCAGTTTAAGTCTGCACCCAGGCAATAAGTACGTTGTCAGGGTGACGTTTGAAGCAAAAAATCCTACTGATAGGACCTAGAAACTAAAAACAACCGTAGGGGAAACATAATGCGCTGCCCAAGCTGCGGGTATTCCAACACTTCTGTTAGAGACTCACGCCCGACTTCGCAAGGTTTGATTGTCCATCGCCGCAGAGACTGTAACAATTGTGGCCATAGGTTTTCCACCTATGAAATCTCAAAAGACGCCTACGAGTCGATGCTTCGTCTAGAGGGCTATGCAGATGAAATCATAGCGGCATCAGCCCCCCTGCAGAACGCCCTTCGCAAGGTCAAGCAAGCTTACACCATTTCATCCAAAGGCCACTGAAATGCCCCAGAACAACGTACACAACGAATCCCTCATCCTGCTTGATGCCCGTGGCCTGGTGACCCGCCGTTACAGTGTGGCCAGTACCACAGACGGAATCAGAGGTACCGATGGGAAGGTCTATGCCCAGTGGTATCGCGGAGTGCTGGACTTTTTGACAAAGGACCTGCAGCCTCTGCTGGATATGGTGCCCCCTCGTCGGATCATTTGTTGTTGGGACGGAGGGAATAACTATCGGTCGTCTCTGTATCCGGGGTACAAGAAAACCCGCAAGGAACGTGATTCCAAGGTCGATCCAATCCTGAAAGAGCAGCACAAAGAGCTGTATGACTATGTCAAGAATCTGACGGCCTACCTCGGCATCAAGCATGTTCATGTTCCTGGGCAAGAGGCTGACGACCTGATTGCGTTGTTCTGCAAGCAGATGCCTGAGCGCAGGCTCTTGGTGAAGACAGTGGATGCAGATCTCCTGCAGCTTGCAGGAGACTACTCTCACGTGACGGTAGAGTTGTGCAACAAGTCTGGAGAGTACGGAGCCTACAGCCTGGATGAAGATGGATCAGGCATGGACAAAACATCCTATAAGGACTGCCCTCTAGGGATGATTCGCCTGCAGAAATCCATCCTTGGCGATACCTCAGACTCCTACAACGGAGTCCAGGGCATGGGGCCGGCTGCCTGGGCTAAGCTCGTTGATTCCTATGGATGGGACGGCATGGCCCAGCTTGATGAGGCGGTAAGGACCAAGGACTTTGCTCCCATAGATGCCGCCCTGACGGCCACGAACGACACTCTTCTGGGTAAACTTTTGTCCCACAAGCAGGATTGGATACGAGCCTATATCTTGGCATCTTTGAACCCTGACGTGTGCTATCAGGTGTGGGGAAAGAAGATTGTCCTTCCGAAGTGGTACGTCAGGCTGCCGATCAAAGATGAGTTTGCGAGCCGGCTGAAAGCTATAGGGGCCGAGGACCTGTTGCCACACTTCGAAAAATGGCTTGTCAAGGAACGGCTGCTGGATGCCAACCACCATGACATCTTGCGCGAGCTGCAGAGTGAAATCCTCAAGTCTCCGGTTGCCGCTTATGACTTCGAGTCTGAAGATACACTACAGCATGAGCCTTTCCAGGAAGCGTACAACGGCAAGGGCAGTTTTGTGGACGTACTGTCACAAAAGGTAACAGGCGTCTCGTTCTGTATTGGAGAGAACTTGAACCAGGGATTCTATGTGCCGACGTGGCATAAGGACACGTTCAACCTGTCCAGGGAGTGGATAAAGTATGTGATCGAGACCTGCTCTGTCAACAAAGCTCCTGTAGCCCATAATGCTTCGTTTGAGCTGACCGTGGCCAGGGCCGACATGGGCTTAGAGTCGCCGGCCCCGTTCGACACGACCATTACTGCGTCCTACGTGGATGAAAATGAATCTGCAGGTTTGAAGGGCCTGGCCCTCAGCACCTTCAACTACCATCAAACCAGTTACGCAGAAGTGACCCAAGGCCGGGGCATGTCTGAACTGACGGGAGAGGAAGTACTCAGTTATGGCTGCGATGACTCTATCGTCTCAGCACATTTGTTTGACCTACACCGCCTCATCATGCAGTTGGAAGGGTCCTGGAGCTTCTACCTGGAGCAGGAAGTTCTGCCGGCAGCCGACGATGCCGACACCTTCATTGCCGGAACGCGGATAGACTTTCCCTACTTGGAGCAGTTGCAGAGAGAAGACGCAGCCGCGAAAGCCGATGCTGAAAAGACCGTTCGCTCTCATCTCGAACAGCACTGCATGAACAAAGATGTAGCTGCGCAGACAGCGCATGCTACCACCCTGTACAACGAAGGGTGGGAAGTCATGAAGCTGAAGGCTGCAAACCGTAAGCATCCGCCCACAGCAGAAGAGCTGGAGGAGAAACGCAAGGAGTTCTGGGCCAAATGCTGGTATGACGCCACGTATAGGCCGTACATTGAAGAGACTCAACCCATTGAATTCTCTCCTACTCCTAAGCAGTTGACAGCGGTGGTCAAGCTCCTAGGGGCAGAGGCTCCTATCGAGAAGAACAACGCTACCTATATAAGCGATTGGCTGTATCAGAACGAGGAGTCACTTCAAGAGTCAGACCTGTCAGCAGAGTTTTTGAAGACGCTGGGACCGGCCTCTACCAGGCTGTCTGTCACGAAGAAGCGCACAGGTGAAGACTATCAAAAGTTCTACGATGTGTGTATTCGTATCTTGACCGAGCTTGGAGAACACCGGCAAAAAGTCACTACCTCGGGCGATGAGTTGAACTTTGACAGCCCAGTGCAGATGACATCCCTGCTGTATGGCAAGCTGGGCCTGCCGGTGCGCCGCCGCAGCAAGATTACCAAAGGGTCCTTCAGAGACATCCATGGGCTTTCAGGGTCGCCTGCCACAGGCAACAAGGCCATTGCCTCTGCCTTGGTATTCGATGAGGCGGAAACGCCGGATTCATGGCGTTCTGACGTGCTGAATAGCTATAAGACCATCACCTCTTGTTTGCAGAACAACAAGCTGTACTACACCCCTTATCCTTTGTGGCAGCACCCGCGTGACGGGCTTATTCATCCACAGATCAAAAACTGCGGGACCGTGACACGGAGGCCTTCTGGAACGTCTCCGAACAAGCTGCAAGTGTCGAAAAAGAACGACGCTAAGATCCGTAAAGCCTTCCCACCGTACAACGACGAGCACTGTTATGTGTGCCATGACTTCAACGGCCAAGAGCTACGGTTGACGGCCTCTGAGTCTAAAGACCCGGTGATGATCGACGCCTACATCGGGGAGAAGAGAAAAGACCTACACTCACTAACAAGCGCTAGCATTGCACAATATATTCTGCCAAGAAGAGGCCTGCCGGAGTACGCTGGAAAAGTTCTACCATATGAGGAATTCATAGCTGGCAGAAAAGATCCCAAACTGAGCGATCACTTCAACCACGTCAGGGATATTTACGCAAAGCCTACGAATTTTCTTATTATCTTTCTTGGAAAACCTAGGACATTGGCAGAAAATCTGTTGATACCTCTGGATCTGTCAGAGAACGTTATCAACGGAACATATGGTCTTTATGCTAGGCTCAGCCCCTGGCAGCAGGAAGTCATAGAGTTCGGCAGAACTCATGGGTATGTTCAGACTGCTTATGGTATTCGCCGTCATCTGTCTGCCGACATTACATCCGAAGATGGTTGGCTCAGGTCTCGCATGGAAAGGCAGGCAGTAAATTACATCATCCAAGGATGCGCAGCCGGCATCCTGAAAATCGTCAAAACAGAAATGGCCAAGAGGAAAATGGCCCAGCGCTACCACCTCAAGTCGCAGACTCCAATCTACGATGAGATGGCCGTCTCCTGTCCGATAGCTGCAGCTCCTGAATACTCTGAGGAAATGGCAGAGATCATGGCTATAACTCCTCCAGGGCACCAAGTTCCAATGGAGGCTGAAGTAGCTATAGGTCTGAAGTCTTGGGGCCACAAGGAGGAGCTTGACAGCACTTCAGCCGAGGCTGTTTCAGAGTTCTTGAGGAAGGCCAAAGACAGTGAGGCCTAAGTCAGAACACGATCTCCTGCGGGCCAGACTCTACGCCAAAGCAGGCCTAGCCGGCCCCGGCAGGCGGCTGACAGACACTCTGGCTAGCCTGCGAGAGACCGAATGGTCCCCTGAGTTCGAGCAGCATATGCGGCTCAGGCTTATCATGGGGGCCTTCAGGTACGGCAAGTTGCATGGGCAGGGCAAGCCGGCCTATGACAGAGTCGGCTCAGCCAAGGCCCGCCTGGATCTCTATCTGCGCACCCACAACCAAGAACATTTGGTAGATGCTGCAAATCTGTTGTTGCTTGAGTTCGAGGAACCAAGTTATCCTGACGCCTACTTTGAATCAGCAGATGACGGCATTCACACAGACATAGCTTGAGGAATAGGAATGAAAGAAGGCCAAGTAAGCATCCGCGTTATGGCAAACCTGGTTCACGAGCTGGCCAGAGAAAAAGGCTGGTACGCTCACAACCCTGATGATGATCTATTCATCAACACCGCATGTAATAACCTGCATGACGAAGTCAGTGAGCTACACGAAGCTTGGCGTAATAACGCCCTGCTGAAGCCTTGCGACAAGGCAGACGCTATGGCTGCTGCCGGAATCGTCCCTTTGAACTGCCTGGAAGAGGAGTTGGCGGACATCGTCATTCGAGTATTTGATGATGCTACCTACCTGGGGGTGGATATCGAATCCGCCATTATCAGGAAACACGCTTTCAACAAGACCAGACCGCATCGTCACGGCGGAAAGAAGGGGTAACTCAATGTCTGACAAACTTCAGGCCATAGTCAATAAGGCCATATTCAAGAAGTTCGGGGTGCTCCCTGACCATATTTATGGGCCTGGAGACATAGGTGTTGGCACTAAATTTTCAGATCTGCGGGATGACTCTATCGATATGTTGGAATTAATCATGGAACTTGAGGAACTTATCCCTTCAGTCATGATAGATGATGATGCCATAGACGACTTTCAAACCGTGGGTGACATCTATCGATATTACGAGAGCAAGGGAGTATCCCTAAAATGAGTGGACCCTATGGAGAGATCTTCTTCTACGACTTTGAGACCACTGGAAAAGACGCTAAAAAGGATCGTCCAGTACAGATAGGGCTTCTGCGTGGTTTGGAAAAGCGCAAAGTCCTTTTGAACTTGATTGTGGACCCAAAAATGGCCATTCATCCTGAAGCTACAAAGGTCCATGGAATTTATCAAGAAGATGTCATTGGAGCACCCTCCTATGAAACAGGCCTGTACAGATTACATAATTTTCTGTACGACGCGATACTTTCCTGCGAAGGCCCTGAGTACGTCCTGCCCATAGTCTCAGGGTTCAACATTACCCAGTACGACACCCCAATGGCAGACGCCTGCTTCCCTGAAAAGAAGTTGAGCCTGTTTCCCCAACTGGACGTATTGGATGTGCTGTACAGGTACGCTCCCTTCCTGCCCAAGAGAACCCTGTCGGCTGCCTACAAACACTTTACAGGGGAAGAACTGACCGGAGCACATGGGGCGATTGAGGACTGCGAAGGCACGGCCATTGTGCTTGAACATATGTGCGGCCTACAGGCAAAGAGCCCTGACTCATTCGTGGATGAGTTGAAAGTACCCTGTGTCTACGATATTATGCCCATAGGTAAACACTCAGGAAAACACATCGAGGATGTTCCGAAAGGCTGGGCCTATTGGATGAAGAAAAACGCCAAAGACATGCGCCCGGATTTGAAGGCCACTATTAACTGCATAATGTCGTTATGACTTCCAAAGTAGATCAACTATCGGTAGGGGTGGCAGCGGCCTTTCTTCGGGTATCTGTCAGGACCTTACAGAGGTGGGACAAGGACGGTGCCCTGATAGCCAAAAGAACAGACAAGAATCGGCGCTACTACACTAGAGAGCAATTGACTGAATTCGTGGAAAACCACGAAAAGGAATGGAAGCCAGACCGCACTTCTTACTACTCAAAGTCTTAGGAGACAGCAATGGCAGAAAGCTGGGCCGGAGAATATCTTCAAATGGTGGAAGACTGCGAGAAACGCGAGTCTCGCATCAACGAATGGGAGCAAGGATTCATAGATTCTGTGCGGAGAAGTCTAGAGAACGAGTTCCCTCTGTCAAAGAAGCAGGTAGAGGCTCTGGAAAACATCTGGGAAAAGGCCACGGCTAAGGGATAGTCATAATGCCTGTAGATCAACTAATGTGGACCCAGCATGCCGCACAACGGGCGAAAGAAAGGTTTCCGACGGTTGATCTAGAAGCTGAGTTCTTTGATAGACGAACCCGCAGGCCAGGGAGAAACACTAGAAAGAAGATCTTTGCTAAATGTCTAAATAGCTCAAAAAAGTACGGTAACAGGATGTTTAATGGGAGATACGTGCTGCTATCCCCTGCTGGAGTAGTTTTTATAGTGGCCCAAAAGAACACAATAATCACAGTATTTCAATATGACAGTTAAGGCTACAATCATGATTCCTTGGCGCAAATTCGAGCAGGACATCCAAAACTACCTCCAGAAGCGTGAGGCAGAAGAGCCTATGACCTACCATAGGTTCTACGACACGGCTTCTGCAGGGGACTTCCTGCCGGCCCAGCCGGGGGATTTCCTAATCCTATCAAGAGGGCATGCGATCCTGCTGGAGGCTAAACACTCTACTGTACATGCCTCACTGAAGTCGTGCTTTGCCTCTCACGTCAAAGACAACCAGATCGGGTTTCACAGGATCTGGCAGAGGGCCGGCGCTACTACCTTTTTCATCTTCAAATCAGAGATCTCTGGGCATAACCCGGTTATAGAACTATGGGATGGTAAAGCTTTGGTTACAGCCAGGCACCAGGGCCGCAGGCTCGGCATGTCCTGGAGAGTGAAGATGGGAGACAATCTTGAAGACGTGCTGACCGACATCTACCTGAATTTGCCGTCTGAGAGGACTCTGTTGCTGTAGTTAAACAACTTGTAGGGGAATAACTGTGGGAGTACTCAAAGTTCTAGATCGTCGAATAGTCACTAAAGCAAGCGATGACGGAACCTTCCAAGAGGGAGACCATATTCTTCTGTATGACGACGGCACCATAGGGTGTGTAGAAGCTGAAGGGTGGGTAGAAAAGGATGACGCAGAAGAAGCCGTTAAAGGGATGAAATCGGTCCAGGATACAGAATGGAAAGAACGCCGCAAGAAGGCATTACAGGCCGCACTAGACAAACTCAACTCAGAATAATGAAAATACTTTTCTACTCCGACCCACACTTGTGGCTGTCCAGGGCCTCACACACCACATCAAGTTCAGCCTCCAGGCTGAGAGACGCCTTGTTCAACCAAGTTACCACCTTGTCGGGTATAGAGTCAGACCTACAAGTATGCCTAGGAGACCTATTCGACTCCTACAGCAACTCGGAAGCCGGCATCCAGCAGGGAGCCCGGGCCATAGGGCAAACCCGGTTTGTTCTGGCCGGGAACCATGATGTGCGTAACAGCCGGGACTCTGTCAGCAGCCTACGGCTCCTGTCCGACATCATGCCTGGCCGGGTGATCCTCAATGACTGGGGAGACCGCGAACCCACCTTCGTAGATCTGGGAGGCTCCAGGCTGGTCTTCGTCCCACACATCAGGTCTCAAGAAGAGTTCGAGCAAGCCCTGGAAGACGCTACTGCGGCTGCTAGGGAGAGCAAGAAATGGAATGTGTTGTGCCTGCACTGCAATGTGGAAATGGAAGCCAGAGATTTATCAGACACTACACTCAACTTGTCCAAGGAGAAGGCCAAGCAGATGCTGACGGTGTTTCACTCTGTCTTCATCGGGCACGAACACAACCCACGGGACCTCTATGCGCAACGTCTGAGAGTGGTGGGAAACCTACACCCTACAGGCTTTGCCGACATCTCGGACAAGCGGGTACTACGGTACGACACTGAGACCGGCAAATCAGAATCCATCAGCGTCTGGAAGCAGGAGGGAACCTCTTGGCAGGGCATGGCCTCAGAGCTGCCTGAAAGCGCCTCTCTGAGGTTCCTGGATTTAGAGGATGACCTGCCCCCTGGTGAGTCCTTCAAGCGCGTGTCTGCAGAATTCAAGCGTCAGGATGGGCCTTACTGCATTCGTCTTACCTCGAACACAAAAATCGAGCGCAGCGATCAGAAAGCCACGCTGGAAGAAGTGGAAAAGCTGCCGGATCTGATTACAAGCAGCATAGAAAAGAACCATAAAGACCTGTTACCTCTGTGGGAGGAGTTGAAGAATGCTGCGCTCGCTACGGCTTGAGAACTTTCAGAAGCACGCCTCCCTTGAGGTAGAGTTCGACTCCCGCACTACCATCATTACCGGGGCCAACTGGTCAGGCAAATCCACCATCATTCGTGGCATTGTCTACGCTTTATTCGGCCCGTCTGCCGTGCCCGGGGGAAACAAAATCCTTCAGCGCCGAGGAACCAAAAAGAAGCCCTTCGCAGAGCTGAAGTTCTCCCTGAATGGAAAAGACTATACGGCAGTACGGCGCGGAGCCTCTGCTACCTTGTTTCAGGGAGAGAGCAAGATAGCTACAGGAGCCTCGGTCGTTACAGAAGAGGTAGAACATCTGCTCGGATATCCAAGCAGATTGTTTGTTGCCTTGCGCACGGCTCCGCAGGAAGAGGCTGCCTCGATCCTTACCTTGGGATCTACCAAGCTGAGTGAAATCCTGAACAGCATTACTGAAGTAGATGTCATCGACAGGGTCAGAGATGAGATCGGTAGCCGGCTGTCAGAGTTGAAGTTTGCAGTGGGACGCCACCAAGACGTGGACCTGCCGGCCCTTAGGCAGGCCAGGGACGGGGCCATTACGGAACTGCATCAGCTCAACACTGGCATTGAAAAGAAAAGCCAGGCCGTAGCCTCCCTACTGTCAGAACTCACTGAACTGCAGGAGCAGGTAACAAACCTAGCAGAACAGAACAAGGAAGCAGAGAGCAGCAAGATCAGAATAGCTGTACTGATGAGAGACCTTGAGGCAGAAGAAAAAAGCCTATCAGAACTACGTGAAGACCTGCAAAATGCAGGAACGATGTCAGAAGAGCAAGTAGCGGCTCTCTGGGAAGCATACGAGAAAGAGAGAGATCACTTACAGGAGATGGAAACCAAGGAGCAGAAAAGGACTTCCAGGCTGGCTGTGTTGAAGCATGAGGCAGCAACTGCAGAGCAGAGACTTGAACAAGCCCTAAGTGTGTTATCCAGTCTTCCTAAAAACTCTGAGCTGATGCCCGGAGTGGAACTTGAGCGGTTACGGACCAGTGCAAATAAGGCCACGTCTGCCGCATCAGAAGCCGCTGTCTTGCACCGCCAAGCAGCAACAGCCCTTGAGCAGTCTGTCTGCCCAGCATGCAAGCGCCCATATGAAGAGCACGATATGGAAAAGCTCCAGGCTGAGGTTGAAGCAGCTAAGGAAAAAGCAGAGGCTCTAGAAGTAGAGGTGGCACAAGCTAAGAAAGCCTTGTCAGATGCTGAGCAATATCAGGATGCCGCCCTACAACAGCAGCGCCAAAGAGCACAGGCTGAAGAAGACAGGCAGTCAGCGGCTGCATCTAAGAAAAATGCCGAGGAAGAGATAGCCGGCATGGGAGATGCTGCCGCCCCGGATCTACTGCAGTTAAAAGAATCAGTACTGAAGAAGCATGAGAAGCACACAGAGGCTCTGCAGAAGCTGTCGCGCATTGCATTGCTAAAGGATTCAATAACCTATTCAGAGAATACCGTTGCTGCAAAAACTGAAGAGCTGGACAACATCCCAGCATACCCTGCAGACCTCAAGGAGCAGTGGGAAATTGCGGACGCCCACTACAGAGCAAAGAAACAGGCTCACTATGAGCTGAATGCAGACCTAACCAGTCTGCGGCATCAGTATGCAGCCAGCTACCGTGAATATGAGACCTACGATGCCAACGTAAAACAAGCCGAGGCCCTGTTACAGTCTCAGCAGAAAGAGCTGAAACAGCAGGATCAACTCAAGAGATTGGGTAAATATCTCACCACCAATCGAGACTCCTTCACAGAGAAAGTCTGGCAGTCCCTGCTGACCTATGCCTCTCAGTTCATAGAACAAGCCACAGGAGGAGCCGTAACGGCTGTCTCCAGGGATGCCGGAGGAAACTTCACCTATCAGGAGGCCGGAGAAGAGATGCCCATACAGGCCGCCTCAGGCCTCCAAAAGGCTATCATCGGGACTGCTGTTCGGTTAGCATTGGCAGAAGCAGTCCGGGCAAGCAGTAACTTCTTCCTCTTGGACGAGGTAACCGCCGGGGCCTCGGATGAGGCATCCATGGCTGTTACCAACGCTCTCAACCAGACCGGGCTGCAAATAGTGGCTGTCACGCACCGGCCCGCAGACGCAGCTGTTGCTGACAGAGTGGTTTCCCTCTAAGACAGGACAAGGCTGTGAGCACATACGCTTGCTACAAGAAAGGCTACAAATACCAACTGGCAGAGAGCTACTCTGCCAATGTCGGAATCACCCCAGAACGGGACATTACGACTGCCTACATTCGCTTAACAAAGAAGGGCATTCTTCATATTCGGGACGGATATGCTTGGGATGGCCCGTCAGGTCCAACCATTGACACCTCAGACTTCATGCGCGGGTCCCTTGAGCATGATGCGTTATATCAGCTCATGCGAGAAGGGGAGCTGGACCCCAATATCTATCGGGTTCAGGCTGACGACAGACTTAAGCAGGTTTGCCTGGAGGACGGTATGTGGCCCATCAGGGCCTGGTGGGTTCACAGAGCAGTGCGCCGGTTGGCTTTCTTTGCGGCGGACCCTAAAAACAAGAAGAAGATTTACATAGCACCCACCTAAAGTTTACATGACACGTAGGAGAGAAAAATGAGAATACACGTTGAAGCTTTTGCTGCTGCTATGGAAGCAAAGCTCAAATCAAAAGATGTCGAGAAAGGAACAGAAGGGTGGCTAGGGACAGACTGCTCTGTACGATATCTTCTAGGAAGGCTGATCGAAGAGCAAAGGGAACTGCAGGCAGCCTTCGACGATTGCGACCCTAAAAACTTGGCTGAAGAGTGCGTTGATGTGGCCAACTTCGCCATGATGATTCGTAGCCGGCTGACGGCAGAACAAAGAAAATGCTCTGGCATGAGGGTTGGATAATGGGCAATCCACAGACCCGCCTAAGCAAGTGGGACCTCCGCTTTCTGGGCTTGGCCAAGCACATTGGGTCCTGGTCCAAAGACCCTTCAACCAAGGTCGGATGCGTCATAGCGGACAGCCGAAACCGGTTGGTTGGGACAGGGTTCAACGGCTTCCCTCACGGGGTAAAGGATCTGCCGGAGCGCCTTGAGGACAGGGACCTGAAGTATAAATTGGTGCAGCATGCAGAGCGGAACGCAGTTGCATTCTCTACCAACGATATTTCAGGCTGCACGGCGTATGTGTGGCCTCAACCTCCCTGCGCTCAGTGCGCTGGAGCACTGATCCAGGCCGGCATAAAGCGCATCGTAGCACCAGACATCCCCAGAGACCATGAGCGCTGGGGAAGAGATCACGAGCTGGCCTTTGAGATGTATGCTGAGGCTGGAGTCGTGGTTGACTTTGAGAGGCTTGAGGATATAGAGAATATGCTATAGCAAAAAGCCCGCCAATTGGCGGGCTTTTTGTGGTTGGCATTCCGCCTAGAATTAAGCGTCGGTACGAGTGATAGTCACCGTACCCTTGGTAGCGTCCTCAAAGGCCCTGAAGGTCGGACTGATCAGCAGGTCCTGATCCGGGCCTCCAGCCAGAGGAGTCACACCACCCTGCGGCTTCAGTTTGTCGAAGTCGAAGTTGAACGTATTGCCGGAAGAGTCTGCCAGATCGAAGGCCAGCTTACACAGGTCGTCGTTGATCAACTGAGTGTACAGGGTGCCGTTCTGGAAGTAGATGGTGGAGGAGATCTCCGCCATGAAACGACCGGAAGAGATGCCGGCAGGATAAATGCCAGCAGAGTTGACCGCAGACTGAGCCCGCATCTGATTGGAGAAGGTGAGGTTCAGACTCTGGAAAGTGGCCGTAATGGACGCATCGGTATGGTCGGTCAGCGAGAAGTTGGAAATGGAGTCCACAGCAGACATCAACTGGGAACCGCCGTAGACCGCCGTATCGTAGGTCCAGGTATTGCCAGTAGGACCTGTTGCTGCCGTACCGCTATCAACAGCACCTCCAATACCCAGAAGGGTTACAGAACCAGTGACCAGGCTGCCAACTTCCATATTCAGGCTGAGGCTGTCGATCTGGCAGCCGCGATAGGTGTAGTACCAGTAGGTGGTGCCGACCAGCACGCGCTTCATGAACATCAAGCACTGCTTGGAGCTGCCGTTGGCCATCGTATCCGTGGTCGCCCACAGATTACCCGGAGCCGGGCTTATGCCCAGGTCCATATCATAAGCGCCCTGGAGAGCAGGGATCAGCAAGTCTCCAAGCTGCTTGTAGCTTGCCTCGAAGGTGAAACCTCCCACGATCTGGCCTTCCGACAGCTTGGAATCGGCAAACGACCGATTGGTGGTGATCTCATCGGAAATCGTGGAGGTGAGGTTCTGGTCCAACGTCTCACCTGTCATGCGGACAGCCGCCCATTCCTGGGTAGTGGAAATTGCCGCAGAAGGATCGGCATCGAGTGCCATAAACAGAGCAACTTCAGAGGTGGAACTAAAAGCAGGACAAGTCATTGTAGGCTCCTGAACTGTCGGTCTTAGTGGGTTAAAAGCAGGACTTGCAACCTGCCAATGTGGTTAGGATAGTACAAAGTTTAGTTCGTTTTCAATGGTTTACGTGCGTGCTACTGGGCTCTGCTTGTGCCTATACTTATATAGACACAAATAGTTACATAACACCGTAAACTTCGTCTGTACTGCCGACGATGACGACCAAGCCGTCCTCAAGCCCAGTGGAATCTCCGGGGTGAAGCTCACCAGCTCGTCTAGCAGTACGATAGGCCACAGAGGGATGAACCCGTTTAGGGTAGTATCCTCCCAGAAATGCTAACTCTTCGTAAAAGATTTTGTCCCCTAAACGGGCGGCCTGCAGGGAGTGCGTTCGGCCATTGATTGTTATGTTCACAATTCAAACTCCGCTTCTATAGGCCACACAGCAGCATAGGTTGCCCAGCCTTGCCGCAGTTGGTACTCGTTACCGATTCTGTTGAAGTCCTGGATACGAATGTTGTTCGACAAGGTCGTGTCTTCCAAGAGGTCGTTCAGAGATCCAAGCAGGGATTTGGCAACGCGGGAACCCTTTCCTTCCGGAACATGCACGTCGATCATCACTTGCCCATAATACCGCTTACAGACATTTGGCATCTCGATCTGTCTGGAAGTATCGACAGAGACGGACACGAAGATATAGGGGTCTGTACTGTCATACAGGAAGGGAGCTGCCGGGTCGGTAAAGTCTCTCGGCTCTACGTTTTCCCAGGCAATTTTAGTGCTGGACCAGTTGGCGCTGATGTACTCTTCTACGACTTTAGGGATTAATTCATTAGGGTCCATGCCAGGCTCCTGATGCGATTCTCTTGCGAGCAATGACGACAGCAGAATCTACAGCTTTACGTATAGCCTCTACAGTGTGATGTCCTGGATGGCCCTCAGTAGCGTACCACCAATAAGGTTGTGGGGTGCCGTGGGCGTTTGTGCTGCCCTGAGCGAACAAGGGATTGAAGATGGCGATCTCGGGAGACCTACCTTTCCTCGCCGTGATCTCAGCAAACAACTGAGTGCGCTCAGCACTGCCATAAGCTCCAGCCTTCTGCCAGGTGCTGGTGACTACAGGCCTGGCCATGCCCCGCTCAGAGAACTGGGCATGCGACTCCCCGACAGGGGGCCTACCTCGATTGAAATCAGGCGGCTGGTTCTTCCAGTGCCCGGCACCTATAGAGATGCGCCAATTGGAAGCGAACTGACCGCTGCTCTGCCAAGTGTGCTTTACCGCAGCCTGGAACGCCATCACAGCCATTAGGGCCTGAGTGCGCCTGACCTGGGTGCGCAACTGAGAGACGATATGGCGCACGTACAGCTGATTGTTCCTTTTGGCTTGATTACGATCCATCGTTCGGGGTCCGCAAGGCCTTGATGATCCACTGCTCTCCGTCGGCCCCTATCTTCGTGGAGTAGATCTTATACCTGAAGCCGTTGCGTCTGATTATCCCATCGATAAGAAAATCAAATCCGACATGCTCAAGGTACACATAAATGGTTATGTCTTTGCCAGCCAATGTCTGTCCGTCGCTGTCTGTTTCAGTATTGGTGACGGTGCCGGAGAAGGCGCGATCAGAGACAGTTTGAGGAATGACGGAGCCGGTCGTCGCGCTGTAGCCTCCGGCTGCAGTGATCAGCTCGTAAACCATATCTTCCACGTCTTTCTCCCTGGACTCTACCCGTGCCAGTTGAAACCCTGCCTCCGTGTAAGCTTCCCGGACCCTGAACTCTTTACCGGAGTAGAACCCGTCCTCAAACGAAAAGTAGTCTCCATCTTGAAGTATGAGAGCTGAGTCATAAGGACAAGTCAGAAAGTAATCTCCGTACTGTTCTCTGTGGGCATCCGGCAAGCGCACCTCAGTGCGTAGCTCCAGGTCCCCATAGAGTACGCCCTCATCAGAGCGCACCAAAGCCCCAAGGTTGTCTCCGGTGCCTTGGGTAGCCTCACGGTACACCCGGCCCTGGGTGACACGGTGAAGGGCTCTGGCAGTATCGTAGACAGTGTCACTGGACGAATCCCACCGAGGAACCTCAGAGACAGCGAACACCTCGTTCATAGCCCTGTGCAGAACCAGGTGAGAGGTGTTTATTGCCTGAGTACTTGGGATGGAAAGCGTCTCCCGGCGGGTAGGCCGCTGGTAGATCGTCTTGAATCGATCCGCAGGGTAGACCCTTCCCTGAAACTCGTTGGATACAGGGAATGAATCTGAGGCTCTATCCCAAAAGCAAAGCGTATCCAGCCGGGTTACGCTGGCCGGAACTTTGAGCTTTGCCAGGCTACCGGAGATCATTGAGCGTACCTTTCTGCAAGGATACCTACGGTGCCGGCCCCAGGGGCAGAGTCGAATTTGATGCCTCTGCGGAATCCGTCATTGATGTAGGTGTAGTCGTCTTTTGCTACCAACGAGAGGTTGCCTGAGGCGCTCCAGTAGACAGCCACGGGCCGCCAGCCTGGGTCGAGCCACACGTCTGTGTCGCTGGCACCTACAGTAGAGTCGAACTGTTCAGTGTCCCCAGGTGCGTGCGTCTTCTCACTGCGCCGCTGAAGATCGTCGCGCAAATCCTTGGCCGGGACAGATGCGCTGGCCCCAGTGGAGCCGGCCTGAACGAGAACACCATCGCTGGCAGCCAGGGCAACCGGGGTGCCGACCGCCGTGGCTTCGGTCTCCACCTGGGTCAGTCCCTGGAAGGTGGTCCGGCCATAGGAGGTGAATACATGCAACCGGTCTGTAACGGGATCTTTAGCCAGATGATTGATGGAATTGCTGGTCCCGGCCAACAAGTGTTGTGCACCTGCCGCAAACAGAGGCCGGTCAGCTGCCTCGATGGCATCAAGCTGATTATCGCTCGGAGTGGTGTTGGTGTACACCAGCCGGGTGAAAACTGTCCCGTTGGCGATGGTTAGCGTTCCGGTCGCTTCGGATACGCCAGTCCAGTCGGCGATGGCGCGGCGGAAGTACCACACGCCTGACACCTGCTCCCAACCGTAGCACTCGCCGCCGGTGGTGACGGTGGCCGTCAAGTCACTGGTGGCCGTGGTGGCTTGTAGACTGGCACCAGTGGCAACTACTGCGTGAGTCGCGGTGCCTGAGACGGAAGTGCTTGACCAGCTACGATCAGTTAGCGAGTCACCCGCCAGGCAAAGCTCCGTATCGCCCACCATGTAGGAAGTGGCATAATCTTTGGTGATGTAAGCCAAAGCGCTGTCAGAATTACTGCCCGATATCCCGTTTAACGAAAATAGAGCCTGCACTAGACCGGATGTAAAACCGTATGCGCCACATCCACTGACCGTGTTCAGCACGGGACCAAATACTCTAGGATACCCAGCACCATAATGAAAATACTTATTCCACAGCCCGGTCAAATAACTGCCAGATCCTGAAAGTGCAGAGTCTGTGGATTTAAAGCAAGGGTATGTTCCTGCATCTTCTACGCATACCACGCCGTTTTCTATTCCTATAGCACCTACCGTCCGAGTCGTAGATGTAGAAGACACCGTACCATCCGCAGCAATACGGGATACTCCTCCATCGGTTGTTACGTAGATAGTGGGTTTAGGCAACCCAGTAGCCGGATCAATTGGGGCATCATCGAGTACCGTGATAGCTACGTCGTTACACTGCCCGCTCACCAGATCATATCCTGTTGGATCTAGCGAGTTACCTATCCCTGTCTCTCGTTCAGATATGAGCAGAGGCATCGGCCCTGTATGATCCTGCCCATAACGCACAAAACCATCCAAAATAAAATTTATGTCCGACGCGCCTCGCGTAGTATTACTGACAGCAGTGTTAGTAACTACGATTTGTCCGTTTTTCGCCGCCACCGCTGTCATACTTAGCGTGCCAGTGCCATACCACCCATAGGATTGTCCTGCTGCCGGCAAAACCATCCACATTGGAAAATCAACTTCAGTAAGGTCGTAGATAACGATTTGATCTTCTTCCACCACGATGGCGGCCACTGCCGGAAACTCCCGTTTGCTCCCCCTGGTGGACGTACTCAAAGTTTCGTTGTACCAGCTCGTATGCTGGCACCGTTGCCGCCAGGCTCCACCATCAGAGTCAAGCCGGGTGTCGTAGATACACACATCCACGATGTCGGTGGCAGTGGATAGCGCCGCCGAGAGGGCATTGAGGCCTAGGGCATCCAGGTCAACCGGGTTGTCCTGGTCGAATGAACTGGCTCCCTCCAGGTAGGTCTGCATGGCTCCTATAGACGCCTGTAGCAGGTTAATCTGAGCCAAGAGAGAGGCCGCGCCATCCCTAGCCGCAATGACTTCAGATTCGGCATCATCAGCCTGCTGCCCGACAGACGCAGCCCCGGTAACCAAATCATTCAGCTTCTGGACATAGTCTGTCTGCTGAGCATAAAACTGAATAGGATCAAAGCTGTAGGCCACGATCAAGTCTCCTGCATCTGAAAGGACTGAGAATAATGGGCATAGAAAGTATGAGTCTGCGGCGCATATTGAATCATCTTAGCCAGCATACTGTGATCCCGCTCTATTTCTCCGCCCAGCTCAGGATAGATTGATATAAAGAAATCTTTGGTCATCCCTACCACTCTGGTAAATTCTAAAAACTTTGGCCGGTCTACTTCAGACAGCATTTCTAAAGTAAATTGAAGCTGACGATAGGCAGCAGCAGGGTCGGAATAAAGAGTACCCCCAGCGGTTCTTTCTTGCTTTACCTTTTCATCCCATCCCAGTTGCATGCCGTAGGACGGGTTAAAAGATGCTCCTATGTAGGCCCCAAGATAGGCTCTGGAAACCTGCATATAACCATCAGGGTTAGCTGAATCTTTTATCGTAAGTTTGAATGATGCGGCGGCTACTGCATCAAACCAGATTTCTGACCAGTACACCCCCCAAGAATCAAATACGGAGGCTTCAAGCGGGTCGATACCCCACAACAGATCACCCAACGTCTTAGCGTCATAAGGAGATATCTCCCCAGAGTCATAAACCTTCGTTCCTGCCTGGTTCGCTAAAGGGTAAAGCTCAAGCTGAATAGTAGCGTTAGAAGTAAAGTTATGTCTCCAGAGAACTAGACTGGAGACCAACTTAGCTACAGATAGATTCCCTAAGATAGTTTGAGTGGACAGCCCCGTGGTTCTAGCCACTTTAGAGCGGCTGATGTTCTGCAGGTTCTCTTCAGGCAGTGTAGTAACGAGCGCCGGAGACGCAGACAGGGTGGCCGTGTCTATGGCGTTGTCGTACACAATCCGCATTCTGCTCATCGCCAGAGATCCAACGTAATTCGGTTACGGGTAGGCTGCTGGGAGATGCCAACAACCACGGCGGTCTGACCGGAAGAGAATCCGAACCTGGAATGAGTCAAAGTAATGGTTTGTCCTATCTGCACTTGGAACGGCGCTCCAAATCCTTCAAGCCTGTACTGAGTCCGCTTAGACCCGCGCAAGGTCTTACGGCGGTCAGCTTCTGTCTGAGCATTTGTAGATGATACTATTAAAGTCTCTACGGTGTCAGGTGTCAGTGCCAATGGGTGGTTGGTCGTGATGCTGGAGTTATCAGAGGAGACGGTACTATAAGGGCTGCTGTACAGATCCCGGTTGGCAGCGGATACAACGCCTGCTATAGAGCCAGCATCCTGCACCCCCCAGTTCTTCTTGTAACCCAATGTCACTCGTTTGTAAGGTTCCTCCTGCTCCGAGACGGATAGCCCCCTTTCTATCACATCGTCTTCTACCAGAGACAGGACAGATGTACCTGGAGCCTCCAGGCGTACAATCTGCAGTAATCCCAGCCTGGAGAATCGTGCCACGCCCCCGACAGAGGACATCACATCGTCTATACACTCGGCGATGGTCCGTTGATCCCTGATGTAGAGACCCAGTCCGTAGGTAGCAGGGAAAGCCGCCAGATTCGTACTGTCGATGTCAGAAGAAGAAATCTCAGGGGACCTCAAGGCCAGCCATTCAACCATCTCCTCTGCTGTGCCGTCAGTGTCTCCAGTAATGTCACAGGTCAAAAATCCAGAAGGGCTTGCCGCTAGGGTAAAAGTTCCGTCACTATTGTCGGTATAAGCTACAGTATTGCCATTGACTCGAACATCAGTTACTGACGCATTTCCGTCCTCATGGAATTGATAAATAAGATTAGCAGCATCGTTTACCCTAGGAACCGCGTTAAAAATAGTCCCCAAGCTGATAGGTACTACCTCCTCGCTATCCAGCAACGTGGTCTGCACCACCTCCTGCAGCAACTCTCGCTTGTCCCTAATCTCAAATTCTAGTTTTGCGGGAGAAGATGACGAGATGCCGGCATTCGTGCCTGAGACAATCAAGCGGAAATCATCCCTGTCCCAGTCTGGAGCCCCGAGGTAGTATTTTAGTGGCCAGCCAACCCAGTTCCTGGTCAACCAAGAATCCCTGACTCCGTCTGAATTGTCTATGTAAGCTTTGCCGAAGGTTACTTCCCCATCTATTGAAGAGTTTACTTCTGGGACATCCAACAGAATATCGTCGTAGGCCGTATTTGCCGGGGTGTCAGATGGGGACGAAACAAAGGCGCTAGAACCAATGTATTCAGTGCCGGAGCTGTGAGTGGCTTCAATCAGAACACAGCGTTCCTTGCCTGTATCAGCCAGCCAATCTGCGTAAGCAGCATCTGAGATCGCCATTTACGCCACCTTCTTGGTCTTCACAGACCGTGTTGCCTGACGCCGCGTGGCCTCTTCAGTGGCGTCCACTTCACGATCACTGAGGGTCTGACGCTGCTGCACGGACTTATTGTGCTGATCAGCCAGCTCTTTTCGCAACTGCACAACCTCAGCCTTCAAACTGCGGATCTCATCCGCTGTCTCAGACTCACCACGACTGTAGGAGTAATCCCGATATTCTGGGTCATTGCTGGCCTGGACCTTGATACCGTAACGCTCCAAGATATCAGAACTTACTGGGTCGATAATCTTCTCACCTCGGTGGACCATGGCCAACTGATCCTCAGGCACAGACTTCGTTCCTATATCGTAGGAGGGGAAACCCAGGCCAATGTTTAAGCTGCGAGCATTGTCCCATATCTTGCCCGTATTGAGGGCAATATTCCAAAGCTGTCCAATGTAGGCAGAAATATTCTCTGCCGTAGCTCTCTGCCAGTTGTCTTGTCCGTCAACTGCCACAGTGGTGCCTGTCGTTGTGGCGATGATATTTTGCAGGTACGGAGATAGCTTTAGCCGTTCGTTCTCAGGCAGCTGATTAAGGATCGTTCCAACAGCCTGTATAGCACTGTTCGCATCTGCTGCTGTCACAGCATCCCGCAAAGACATCAAAGCGGAGTCCATGCCTTCCAGCCCGGAAAGCCCCGTAAGGCTGGCTTCTATGGTTTGAGCCATAATGTCGCCAAGGAGCCCAATATTAACGCCCATGCGGGTAGCTAAATCGAAGATATCGACATGAAGGCTCTCGGCAAACGCTGCCAAGTTCTTGGCAAACCCGGCATCAATCTTGTTGAGGTTGAAGCCTAGGTCCTTTGCCAGCTCATGGATGCTCACACCTTGCTGATGCATCAGCTCCCACACAGACACGTCCAGAGCCAAGCCCAGGTCTCCCAGGGTACGGGACAGGTCTACAGCCAGCAGAGCCCGCTCAGCGGCGCTCTCACGCTGCTCCAGGGTATTTCTCTGAGACTCAAGTGAAGATAGAGTAGATGAAGTCGAATACGAAGAAGTCACCGGAGCCGTTGGCTCTGTAGCTTTGCTCAACTGATCTGACAGGCCTTCCAAGTCCTGGTTAACCTTGTTGAAGCCCAGCACATAATCAGGACTGGAAGCATAATAATCCTGCAAGGCTTTCAGCAGTTCGTCAGCTCGCTTGGTGATGTTGGACAGATCGGCTTCATCGCCTGCCTTGGCTCCTGCCAGGGTCTCATTGTAAGCAGCTTGAGCAGCGTCCAACTTTTCTTTCGGGGTGAGCGGGCTCAGCGTACCCTGGGCTAGGGAATCAAGGTAATCGGCAATACGCTCAGCAGCCGCTATGCTGGCCTGATAGCGGCGCATCTCAGTGTTGTAAAGGTCCTGAGCCGCGTCTTGACGCTTCTGCAGAAGCTCCATCTCTGCCTGCATCTGCCGGTCTATGCTTTCGATAGCTTTCTGATTGGGGGTTCCATACAACTGCCCAACCAGATCCTCTATCATCCTCTGTGCATTCCAGATAGCCCACTCAACCTTTTCTGTGGCAACCTTTTGTATCTGAGCCAATTGAGCCTGAGAAGCCCCATACTGCCGGGCGGTTCTAATGGCATCCTCAGTCCATATAGCGATACTACGCATCTCCTGACCGAACTCAGACAACATCAGGCCAGCCAACTGGTCGTCCACTTCTTCCATGAGGTCGGTTAACGGTTGCATCGCTTCATAGAACTGATCCAAAGCGGGGACCATGGCTATTAACTGACCGTACAACCTCCTACCGGCTTCAGTGGATAGGTCAATTCCCCTGACCAAGTCAGAGAAAGCGTCTCTGGAATCCGGCAAAACCAGGTTAAGCTCTTGGAACTGCTGCTCAAGATCCTCTTTAGCAGCAACCACTTGAGCTGTCAGGCCCCCAAAATTCTGCTGATACACAGCGAAGCCTGCCAGGAACTCCTCAAACCCGCCGGCTGCTTCCTCAATCTGAGAGATAGCAGTCTCATCCAACTGATCTCCGAATTGAGCTGCCAGCTCCTGCATGATCTTCCAGCGGTAGATCAACTCGTTACCAGCTTGGATCAGCTCCTCATTATTCCAGCCTTCACTTCCAGCCTGTTGAATCAACTCCTGCAGCTCATCAGATAGGACTCTATCGATGTCGTAGAAGGCGTCGCGATACCTATCTACCACCAACTGGCCAGCCCACATAGGCCAAGTAAAGTCTACGTGGCCAGACCCCCTATCTTCTAGAGTAGTGTTTGCGGCCTCGATCTGAGCTTCAGTAAGAATGGTCATTAACTGCTGGTCGGCAGCATCGATAAATCTCTGTATGTGGTCCTGGGCCTGCTGCTCAAGATCATCCGTATATCCAAAAGCGGCCCCTCCCAGCGGGCCTTGCATCTGGAACCCATACTCAGGATCGTCCTCAAACAGGCTGCCTAGTGCTCCGCCTATTACGGCCCCTGCGACGGCCCCAACAGGGCCTGCGGCCCAGCCTAAACTTCCCAGTGCGGTTCCTATAGCGCCAGACCCGGTAGCTAGGCCGTACCCTAAAGTTGAGCCCACACTGCCCAGCATACCGCCTGATTGCCCACCTATGGCATTCCCCAGAAACCCGCCGGCCAGTCCTGACAGTCCGTAACCAAAATTAGCCCCACCAAACAGGTTGTTTCCCAGGCCTAGGAAATCGGCAGCATTGTTCAGGCCTGTGGCCGTGCTGTTACCCCCAAACCCAGACAGCAGAGAAGACCCACCGCCGGCAGAAGCCTGCCCGCTGAACATGCCGCTGATAGTGTTCTGAACCGGAGCTACGATGGCCTGAATAATAGGCCTCAGGACCAAAGTCTTGAATAGATTCTCCAGCGTGTCCTTGAAGGTTTCAGCAAAGTCCCCGCCAGACTCGAACGACCGCATGAGAGCATCAGTGAGACTCTTCTCTATGGTGTCAGCTACTTTCTTGAACTGAGCCTCTATCTCGTTGCTTTCAGCCTCTTGGGCTTTTATTTTCTCTCTACGCTTTTCCTCATCAGCCAACTTCTGCCGCACAGAAACAAGACGCTCCAATACTTCTACTTCCGCTACGGTAGCCGTGGCGAAGTCAATGGAAGCCAGCTTCTGCTTCGCAATGACAAGGGCTGCCTGCTCTCTTACTTTATTGGTCTCGCCATGAAGTTTAAGACTGATCTCTAGGAGGTCATTCTCTTCCTTCATTTTTTCGGCTTTTTCTTCCAGCTTCCTTACGTCTCCGTAGAGTTCCTTCTCTGTTTTGACTATAGCATCTGCCAGATCGTTACGCTCCTTAAAGAGACTCTGAACTTCGGCCCAAGCCTGCTTAACACGGCTAACATCAGTTTGTTCTTTCGTAAGTTTCTGCCACTTGGCTATAGCATCAGACAGGCTGCCATTTAATTCTTTCAGCCTCTTTTGGGCTGATTTTATATCCTTATCTGGCAGAAGGCCGTCGTTCATATTCTTCTGCATGCTGGCAAATTCCATTCGTTGCTTGTGGATTACGCTAGTTAAGCTCTCCGTAGATTTTGTCGTATGAGATTGCTGCTTGGCCAAATCCTTTAAAGACAGCCCGAGCTGCTTGGCTTGGATATATGCACCCTGCTCAGCAGCAGACAAACGTTCAAATATCTCTTTCCCTCTGTATCCTTTATCGAATAACTCAGTAATATGCAGGGACAAAGATTCTATATTGTTGCGTAACTCCGTAGCTTGTTCTTTAGACAACCCGGCTATAAACTCCCCCTTCTGCAGCTTCTGCATGTCTTGTAACCAAGCAAGAGCTAGAGTGTGAATCTCATCGAAAACACTTTTCTGCCCTTCTACAATAGCCGTAGCCGCTGCCACCCCAGCCTGCCCAACCTTATGCAAGGTAGCTTCAACTGCATGTAATGCAGAGTCTACTGCCTCAAGTTCAGCGCGAGCTTGTTCTAGCGCCGGATCAAGCTGGGTTATGGCTTCCGGGGCTGCCCCCATATCCCTATAGGTAGCCTGTAACTGTTCTAGGCGATCTATGGTATCTTCAAGCCCGGCCTTCTTACTCAACAGCTCGTCCAAAGACCTGCCAAGCTCTATCTTATTGGCAGCTTCAGACAACCGAATCGCTTCTTGGGTCAGTTCCGCATGACGGCCTGTAGCAACCTCCAGCTTATGGGTTAAGCTATTTACTTTTTTCTGAGCCTCTTCAACCTCTTTAGCGTAAGCTCCAGTAGCTCCATTCATACGAGCATACGTGCCCAGCAATTGCGAAGCTAAATTCAACTGCTGCTGTAAATCTTCGACCTTATCGCCAGAAGTCTCAGCGGATCTCCAAGCTTCATTAGAGCGTTCCATAGCCTGTGTTAACGCCTCGTACTCGGCCTTAACTTGTTGCATGGAAAGAACCTGTTGATCTGTAGCCTCCCTTAAAGCCTTAGTGGCTTCCTCAGAATTCCACAGCTCTTCTGTCCATTGCTCAAACTCGGGAGACAGAGCTTTAGCCAGTTCATACAGGGCAGTACCGGCAATCAAAGCCAAGCCGATTCCTCCGCCTCCCTTCATAACCTTGCCTAGCGAACCAAACTTAGAACCGAGCTTACCCGCCTCAGCTGTCGCCTTGGACATCCCAGCAGCAGCCCCTTCGGCTGCTGCTTTAGTTCCTTGCAAGCCTTTAACCCCATCAACAAGCCCTTTTCCTAGGCTGAGCAGGCCGCCGGCAGCTAAGCGAGCTGTCAGAAGTCCAATAAGGATGGCCAATGACTTACCCAGCAACTCAATAGCGCTTGCTAGGGATCTGACCCTGTCCTCATTCTCCGTCAATTCAACAATGTATTGAGTAAAGTATTGAATATTGCTGCGAATGTCGTCCCCAAACACCTCCAGAATTTGGATGCCCAATTCCGTTAAAGCAGAAATAAGCTTCTTCCAGTCCGCCCCTATCGTGTCCTCGATAGTCTCCTGCATTTTCTTAGCGGAGCCGGCTGCATCTAGGTTGGCCTCATACAGCTCTCGGAGATCGCTTACCGCTAACCCAGTGGTTGCAGATAACTCCTTTATGGTCCCATCAACTTCCTCTATCGATTGAGCCCCGGTCTTAGCAGAATCCACCAAGGCAACAAACGCCGTAGATGCCCTAACCCCTACGATGTCAGCCAGTTCTCTAATACCCCCACGCCCTGCATCTATGGCTTTAGCCATATCCTCTAGGATGTCGATAAGGGGCCTGGTCTTACCAGCGCTGTCCAGAGCCGACACTCCCAAGCGTTCAAACGCTTTGGCACCCGCTGCCGTGGGATTGTACAGTCGCATGAGCGTCCTGCGTAGGCCCGTGCCGGCGCGTGAGGCCTTGATACCGGAGTTATGCAGGACCTCCGCAGAAGCCGCTATGGCCTCAAGAGAGACGCCGTAAGCCTGTGCCACTGGGGCAGCATAAGAAAGAGTGTTGCCGATCTGCTCAAGGGTGGCATTGGACGAGGTGATGGCTTGAGCCATGACATCAACGATACGCTGAGTGTCGCTGGCCTGCAGGCCGAATCCGTGCATGATGTTGGTAACAATATCGGCAGCCCGGCCAAAGTCCGTCATGCCGATGGATGCTACTTGCAGGGTGGGCTCCAGGGCTTGGATGGCTTGGTCTGAAGACAATCCGGCCATGCCTAACTGGACCAGGGCTTCGCCGGTTTCAGTAGCAGTAAAAATCGTCCTCTTCGCCACGTCCCTGGCATACTTGCCCATCTTTTCCGTCTCTTTGTTGGTGGCAGACATTACTGCCTGAGCGCGAGCGAGCTTATCGGAGAATTCGGTGTAAGCAGTGATGGCTGCCCTGGTAGCAGCGGTAAGGGCAAAGATGGCAGCCGAGGCCCCTAACAGGCCCTGGGAATAGACAGAGATGTGCCTGCCCATTCCATCGAAGACGTTACGGGCAAGGCCTGTGACAGCGTTGAGGCTCTTTGTGGCGGCAGTGGTCCTGACTTGAGCTGCGCCAAGCCCCTTCATCTGAGCCGTAAGCCGCTTAAGCTGCGCCAGCTCAGCAGCTCCGCCTACTCCCGTCTTGAGGGCATTCTGTAGCTTGCGGGCCTTGACCACCGTAGCGGACATTTCCTTACCCAGGCCCTTGGCATGCTTTTCCAGGTCAAGGAAAACTTTGTTCTGCTCGTTGAGCCTAGCAGCATCGGCCCGAAGCTTTATGACCTTGGCCGAGGACTCGGCCAGAGCCTTGTTGTATTCTTTCTGAGCTTTTAACTGAGCGTCTAAAGCAGCATCACGCCTAGCTGAAGGCTTACGCATTGCCTCAAGCTTCGCCGTTTTTGCCAGAATGTCATATATTTGTTTAGACTGCTGAAGGATAACTGCATTCTTGCGAGAAAATTCTGTAACCTGAGCAGTTAATTTTGCTTGCTTATTTGTTTGGTCGATAACTCCCTTAGCGAAGTTATTTATCGGGGCTTCAGAGTATGCTTTTGCTATAGAGGCCCGCAGTCCGTCTGCTGCGTCAGATCCCTTCTCCAAACCTAAGATAAAATTCTTTAGAGACGTATCCAGCTTAGCGAATACCTTCTCAGGTTGCGCGTCCCCTAAAGTAAGCTCAAACATATTAGCCATCGTAGGCCACCTTGTCTACAGATATGCAGTCAAAACAGTCACTTACGCTTCTGTTTTTGCCTTTGCTTTATTCTATCCGACTCTAGCTCTAAGTACACTCCATCAATAGCCTGAATTGCCTTAATGAAGGCATATTCCTCGTCTGGGGAGGTATAGCCAAACATCCCAGCTACAGAGGAGATGTGTGTCACTACAAGGGGATTGGGTCCGTTGAACCCAGGCATGCGGGAAGCTTGCAGAAAGAAGAAAGCTTCTACAAGGAGGGAAGAAACTAATCCGGTATCAGGCCTGTTCCGTAAAGCCGGCGGCATCGTCCCTGTCTGTCGGTAAGACCTCATGAGGGTCTTCATGGAAGACCCCCATTGCATGCCCCAGCTTACTGCTTTTTTGCCTCTTCTATCTCAGACTGGCTGAAATGAGAGATGTCTCCGGCCTTGGCGGTGACAAACTCGTACAGCTTAGGAGATTCCTTCAAAGCTACTGCTCCCAGCTCCTGGGAATACGGCGTCTCTTTATTCCCGACAGAGATGTTCTTCCAGTCCAACAGGACGAACCGTGCCAAGGCCTGGCAGGTGATAGAAGTGATGGTGTCGTACTGATCTGGGTTGGCGTCGTCCAGTTCAACTCGATGCTCACGGGCCAGTTTGGCTAGAGCACCCTTGTACGCCGGGTTGTCCGAAGATGCCAGTTTAAGCTTAGCGTCTCCGAAAAAATTGAACCATTTGCCGTTCGACCCAGAATTGGGGTCCAAGGAAATAGAGGAAAGATCAAGCATGATAGTATCCTTTGTGATTGACGTAGGTTGCAAGTCACAAAGGATTGTAGCTGACGGCTATTTTATACGCAACTAAGTTGTTTCATCAGTTACAGGGTCGTATGTGGGAGATGCTGACCCAAAGAAGCTGGTAATGTCCGTATCACTCGCATCGTAGGCTGCCAATAGCAAGTCCTTATACTTCTCGGCCCTGGACGTAGCCTCAGTGGTAGCTTTCTCCAAAGCTTCCTTGTGCCGCTTGAAGGCATTCTGCCCGTCCGTGAATTCAGCCGCAGACCCTAGCTGAAGATGCGGATAAATGACGAGAGCGCCATAGTACTGTCCACAAAGCTTCAATAGTTCAAGCTTACTGTCATAGCCCTCTGTAGCAGCCGCAGCTTTACTGATGACAAGAGCAATGGTCTCTGGTAGCCAGCCCTCAATCTCAATGCGTAGCTCTATATCAAAGAAAGTGGAGGTAAAAATAGAGTCTTGGAGTTCCTCTTCCTCAACTCCCAGAACACCTCTGATAGAGTCTGAGCATGTAATTCCAAGGAACTCCATCGTTTAATCCTCCAGCTTCAGGACACCGGCTTTGAGCTGAGCCCGAACAAAACTGTCCAGTTCCACCTTTGGGGATTCATGAAGCCGCACAGTGATGTTCTGTACTGGGATATGCACCTTATAGGGCGTGGCCAAAGAAACACGGGCCATCTCAGGAGAGCGTGTAGCCGCCTTTCGTGGGCCTCGGTTCTTCTTTGGGGCCGGCGCAGGTGGAGTAGGGGCCTGATTCTCCGCAGCCTCTGGCACGTTTGGGGTTTCGTCAGTCATATGTGGTTCTCCGTGTGTATAAAAATATGCTCGAACGTCTGAATTTAATAGTACCGCAATCCACGGGCCTTAGCTATATGCCATGTAAAAAGCCGGCCCGAAGGCCGGCTTAACCCTACAACTCCAGCAAGTCCCTATTAGGAGAAGTCAAGCAGCTTGAACGCTTCATCCATCAGGCGATAGGTCAGTTCGCCGGCATCGAAGCGCATAGCGGTGGACCGCTGCAGAACCAGGTCCTGGATGGCCGAATACTGGGCCGAAGCGTTCACCACCCGGCGCAGAGCATAGCGGCTATCGAACAGCAGGATCTGATCAGCCGGGATAGTACCGGTCGGAACCACCATGGCATTCGGCACTCCGACGGCCCAATTCAGGACGTTCGGCTCCACGTTCAGGCCGTAGTTGCCCAGATCGCCAGCGTTTCCGCCAGTGGTCCGAGGATCGAAGATTACGGGCCGATCGGTACGCTTCTGAACCGCCAGGAAGGCGTCCAGATCGCACAGCATGGAGTCGTAAGACACCTTGCGGGTCGGATCGTACAGAGCCTTCAGCCACGCCGTCTGAGTCATGACCCCGCCAGTAGCCGCTGCATCGTAGGTAGACGCATTGACCGCCGTCAGAGCCGCCTGACCGGCGTCGGTGTTACCTGCTACGACATCATTGATGTCTTCCCACAGCTTGGCGTAACGCTCGCCCTGAGCCTGCTGCAGGAGAATCGTGGAAACCAGGTTCAGAGCAGTGTTGCGCTGGGCCTGTTCACTGATCTGCAGACCGATGCTGGTGGTGATGATGCTCTTCGAGTACTGGCTGGCAGTGATGGATACCAACTGGCGCGGCATGGTGTTCTGAGCGATAGGCTGAGAACGCTCATCACGCGGAGCAGTCACATCGATCTGAGGCTGGGTGAACATCTCAGTCTGGATGACATCAGTCTCCGAGATCATTCTAGCCCAAACCGCAGCCTCTACGCCGTAGTCCTCGACCAGAGCCTCATTCATGAGACGCATAACTGTCTCAGGGAAGAACAAGCGAGTGGCAGGGGTGGTGCCCTGAGTGCTGGGAGCCACCACGGTGGAGCCGGAAGCCAGCTGCAGGCCAGACGGCCGCTGTACGCCGGACATCACATCATAGACGGTGGAGGCCAGGATGCCGCGCTTGGCGTTTGGCTTGGCATGTACGCCCAAGTTCAAACAGGCTTGGGTGAACACATCACCGTAGTACGGATCAGCGTCCGGGTATTTGTGTGCAAGATAGGACGACAGACTCATGCCGGTGTTGGAGGCGTTCTCATAGTCATGGAGAGTGATCTCACCCTCTTTCTTGACATCGCCGCCAGCAGAGCTGACGTAAAAGAATTTAACTTCGTTCATCGATATTCTCCGATAGGGTCTTGAGTAAGCCGATTAGATCTTGCGAATCAAGACCTTACTACCGGCACCAGTGGCGTAAACGGCCATTACCTTCCACCGCTCGACGAGGTTGGGATCAGTGGTAGTGTCATGCACCACGACGTTCTGTAACGCCCCGGAGGCGAAAGCAGTACCAACCGCCGTCGGTGTGCCGGCCACCACCAGGTCGCCAACAGCCAGGGTGCCGTCTTCGTCAGTCGCGTAGGTCTCCCGGTTGGTATCGCAGGCTACCGCCGCCACCCGATCACCGTCTTTGGTATACGGCTCAACAGCGGAGATAAACCCGTAGATCTCGTCTTGGTCGGCACACAGGGTGACGTTGTCGCCATCCAGCTTGACGGCCTTACCGATATCGTTGGAAGACCAAGTACCGGCAGCAGCCTTCAAGGTCTCCACGCGATCCGGTACGTTAGGATCGATTCGCAGCATACGTTTCATGTGTCTAGCCTCTTAGTTTAGATAGTGCTGCATATTTGGAGCAGCTGCTTTACCGGCTTACGCCGACTCTTCTACAGGATGCAGGCCCAGGCTGGCCGCCACCACTTCAGGAGGAATCTCTTCGGCCCCGCCTTCAGAAATAGACTTCTGGCCGCTGGTGAATCTCTCCTCGAACTGGGCTTTGGTAGCGGTATAAAACTTAACTACTTGGGCCGGCTCGGAAGCGCTCAGATCACTGGGAGTCTGGCCGATCCGGACCTGCATATCACGAGCCGCGTCTCTGGCCACAGCCAACAGACTCCCGATAGTACCTGCCTGAGCCTCAGCCGTAGCAGTTGCTGTAGCCAGGTTGGCCTCAGCAGCGGCCAGATCACGCTGAGCGGTGCGAAGCTCCTCACGGAGAAATGCTACCATCTCGGAAGGCTGTTCTGTCTCGGCTGCCGGAGTATTGTCGTTGGCCTGGGTTTCAGGCGTCTCTTCCTCAGAAGCCTCGGTTTCAGGGGTTTCAGACTCATGACCAGCCGTACCCTCAGAGTCTGTGTTCTCAGAAGGAGCTTGCCCCAGGGCGGCCAACTGCTCTTCGCTCATCTCGATTTTCTTAGCCATGAGGCCTCCACGCAGTAGAATTGAGTTTGCAATGTGACTATATTGAACCTGTGATTGATTGCCTAGATTACTCTGATCCAAGCGACCAAGCAAAGATTCCAAATCTGTGACGCTGTCAGCCAGCCCTAGCTGTACTGCTTCTTCCATGAAGAACGTCTTACCTTGGCCCCACTCAGACTCATCTTCAAGAGAGACGGGCCGGCGGGCTGCGACATGCTGGGTAAAGAACCCACCAATTGTGGAGACCTTTTCCTGCAGCATGTCTAATGCTTTCTGAGAGATCGGCTCAGACGGATGGCCGAGGGCCTTATACTCTCCGGAGCGAACGACTCGGCGGTCGATGCCTCGGTCCTTCAACATCCCGGCAATCGAGGTATATTCGATCACTGCGCCGATAGATCCAGCTTCAGCCATGCGTCCGCCGTAAATCTTCTGGGTTTCAGCAGCCAGCCAGTATCCAGCAGAAGCAGCCTGACGCTTGATAAAAGAGTATGAAGGAGTATCCTTGCCAATCTCTCGTATGGCAGAGCCTGCCGTCTCAACCCCGGAGGCACTACCACCTGGAGTGGACCAAAGATACAGCAAAGAAGTTACGTCTGGATCTTCAGAGAGCCGGCGGGCGGCATAGGTTATAGAATCATACGAAACCAAGCCGAACCATGCGTTAAAGTAACTGGAATCATCAACCAGAGGGCCGTCTACTTCCACCACGCCGACAGACCCAACCTTGAAACTAATGGAATCCGCTAGGAACTCCATCAGCCTGACAACCGGGTCCTCGTCATCATCTTCGTCTCCATCAGAAGCAAACAATGCCACTGACTGGGGAGAGATATTAGGATGCTCTAGCAGGTAGGCGTTGGCATCAGCCAACTGCAGGTAGGAGCGCTCATCTCCAAGCCAAATATCCGGGACTCTGTATAGAAACTTGTGCATCAGATTAAAGCGCCTTGACGTTGCCCATAAGGTAGCTCATTGTTCTTGTAAAATCAACCAGTTGTATGTGTAGTTCCTACCACCTACAACTATCCCCGGTGAACTGCACATGCCCAATAAGCGTCTGTGCAGGGGAAGCATCAGTTACAACCAAGAACTTGAGGGTGTACAAAACACCTGCCTGCATGCCTGAAACGGTAGCCAAAGCAACTTGACCCGTCGGGATCGTGCTGCCCAAAATATCCATGGGCCGATCACTTATCTGCTGGCCAGTGATAGTCAGATCCGAGGACCCCTCCTCCGTTACCGTAGGAGAGCCAGTAAGCAATTCCCCAGGATACAGATCCTCAGCAAAAGAGGCTCTGATGGTCCTGGTAGACCCCGGAGGAACTCCGGGGCGTTGTGGAGCTAACGATCCCATCTAAGGACATTACACTGGAGCAAAGCCGCGAAGCTGGCGATAGATCTCACGGGCATCCTTGGCTCCGGCCACCGCACCCTTGCCTTCAGGGAACCGAGCCCGAGCCCAGAGGGACACTCCACCGTTATCGGCCTTGGTGCCGTCTTTAATGTGGATACGTAGAGCCCCTTTTGGGGGCGCTGCTACATCTGTACCGGCCACGCCAATCAGAACCTCAAACTTGGCAATACACTTAGCGACGGTGAGCCAGTACTGATCGTAGTCCTTCTCATCGACTCCAATCTCACCCAAAATCTCCGGGTAGAACTCGTCAGCCTGAGTTTCAATAAATCCAGGACCACGCACTGTGGCCCAATCTGGCAGCTGTACTTTACGGGGCATGTCAATAACCTCTGGAATAAGACTAAAACTTAAGAAGCTCGGACAAATCCCTCAGAATTTATCTGAGCGGTGATGTCGCTTCCGTCCGTAGTCACCGCGAAGTCGTGGTGAGTCAAGGGAATGCGCCCGGTGTCGGCAGCAGACTCTTCATACGCTACTACGAGCTTGGTCAACGTATTATTTGTCGCCCCGCCGGCAGGAGACCAAGTCTGGTCTCCTAGGTCAACATCAACCCAGTTGTTCGTGTCATCTACTTCGATAACTCCAGTAAGTCCTGTCTTCCTAGCATACGAGGTAAAGTCAGCCTCGGTATTACCGGCGGGAGTTAGCAGAGCGTCGATAGTGTCGTAGTCTACCAGTGTGGCTTCAGCCTCGTTTGCCTTCAGCAGAAGGACAAGGACCACTGTGTCACTGTCACGGATCTTCTCCGCGAAAGCACCCTTTGCAATATTGAAAACACCGTCGGCCATGATCCTTACCTCTACTATGGTTTTGGGATTGAGAACTCTAAACGCTCTTGTGGCGTAATAAACTGTAGTTTATTACCTGGGATAACATACTGCAATCCCTCAGGAATAATTACTACTGCGCCGTGGATGGAAATGTGCAGGGCACTATCGATCTCTTGAGCTTGGTCCATGCTCACAGAGCGATAATAAGTAACATTTTGGCCGTAATCTGTTTCTGAGGCCTGACCCGTACCAAATACTCGGATGGCCGAAGCAGGTAAGGCAGAATCAGCTTCTTCAGCATAAACTATAGGTTTGACCTTGCTGGACCCTACTGCAAACGCCGTGTCAGTCTCTACCGCTTGACCTACTACGCTGGCCGCACTCCAAGACACGGAAAAAGCTGAATCAGCTTCTTGAGATTGGCCTAAGTTAACAGCATAGGCCGGTACCACAGGAAGCGCAACATCTGTCTCTAGGGCTAGGCCAATGGCCAACTCTCTGAACCAATCAACTGAGAAGGCAGAATCGGTTTCTAGGGCCTGGCTTATCGACTTAGCCAAACTCCAAGAGATAGAGAATGCCGAGTCGGTTTCCTGGGCCTGTCCTACCACTGTAGCTACAGCAGGAGACACATCAAAAGCAGAATCAACTTCAGAAGCCTGGCCTACTGCCAATTCCCTGAACCAATCAACCGAGAAGGCCGAATCAACCTCTTGTGCCTGATTAACTAGAATTGCGCCACTGGATACGACCTCAAAAGCTGAATCAGTTTCCAGAGCTTGAGACAGGTGGGACGTTTTAAGGCTACCTAACGAGAACGCCGAGTCCGCCTCAAGCGCCAAGGACAGGGAGATCGATTTAAAGAGGTCTGTAGTAAGCGCAGAATCTGTCTCCAGGGCCTGTCCTAGCTCTAATGCCTTAGTCCAAGACAATAAGAAGGCAGAGTCCGCCTCTTGAGCCTGCTGCAAAGCCCAAGCCTTACTAGCGTCAAGACCAAATGCTGCATCCGTCTCTGTACTCAGTCCCACGGAATATCCACGCAAGATAGTAGGTGCAAGGCCTGAGTCAGTTTCATTGGCCAGCCCAACTACGGTGGAAGACGAGGTGCTGACAGCAAATGCCGTATCTGACTCCGCAGCTTCCCCTAGTTCATAGGCTCTAAGGATAGCGACAGAGAAGGCAGAGTCAGCTTCTGAGGCTTGGCTAATCGCATAGCTTCTAACCAAGGCCATTGCAAAAGCAGTGTCTGCTTCCGTAGCTAATCCAGCCGGAATAATCCGCACCGCCGCTATATCGAACGAAGAATCTGCCTCTGAAGCCAGCCCCAAAGTGTAACTTCTTACAGGCGTGATAGCGAAAGCACTATCCGTCTCAACCGCTTGAGAGACAGAGACGAAGGCTCCAGCATCCTCGTACTCTGCATCCCACCAGTTATGAGAAAGTGGATGCCCGCTAAGCCAGCCAGGATATACGTACTCAACTGTAGCCAGCGAGAAACTGGTATCCGTCTCAACTGCTTGCAGAACCAGCACAGATCTTGAGTACGAAATAGAAAAAGCAGAATCTGCTTCTAAAGCCTGACCTACAGCAGAAACCTTCAGGATTGACGCTGGCTGAGCGCTGTCAGATTCCTGAGCTTGGCCGGCTGAAAGATTTTTACTGGCTGAGGCTTGGAGAGCAGAGTTCGTCTCACTCGATATCCCTACCGCATAGCTTCTTTCTATCCCTGTAGAAAATGCGCTATCAGTCTCAGAGCTTTGCCCGACCGCTATAGTGGAACCCAGTTCCAAAGCAAACGCAGAGTCAGCTTCAGCAGCCTGACCAGCAGCGACTGACTTTACTTCAACAGCTGGTTGCGCACTATCCGCTTCAGAGGCCAACCCAACAGACACGGTCTTGATCGCCGTGACGGAGAATGCACTATCTGTGCTGCTGGACTGACCTACACTCTTGGTCTTAGCGCCAGTAACCGGCTGCGCAGAGTCCGTCTCAGATGCCTGGTTTACAGGCTCCGTGATTGTGGCCGAATACTCCCCTTCTATACGTACATCGTAAATAGACGCAGTAGCACCATCAGGCCCGGCAGCCTTAACCCCATTACAGCGAACTCTAATATTGCTGTAGTTGGGAAATCCTGACCCACCCCAATCAGCACTATTCAGAGTGGCAGAAAATTCCTGCTTGGTTACCGCTGCGCTGATACTGGCCTGAAGAGTATGTTTCGTAACACCGTTCTGGTCGGTAACAAGCAGCTCTACGGTGTCATTAGTACCGGCTGTTTTACTGAACCAAACATATATGACAGCACTGGTCCATGTCTGCGCTTTGGTGGCCCAGGCCGCAGTACCCTCACTAGCAGATGAGCCTCCTACGGATATTCCTGGGGTAGCATTTAGATTTAGGCCGTCGGCAGATGTAGTTGTGTTACCGTCATAGCTATTACCCGGATTACTGAATGAAGCCGGATTATAAGCATCTGTCGGTCTTAAGGTTTCAGTGGCCACTTAGTGCTAACTCTCGGGCGAAAGCCCAGCCCTGGCCGACGACCGGGACTACCAGCCAATCCGGCAAGTGATGGCGCAGGGGATTGCGCGGCGAGAGCAGGACCAGTGTTGTGGCGTAATACAGCGAGCCCAGCCAGCGGGGGACGGTTGGCGGTGTGTGTCGCATGTCGAGGAGGTTGATAGGGTGCATAAATGTCAATCCCCGCTACAGACTGATGCTCTTTCGCTTGCGTTGAGCGCCCTGTTGTAGAGCCTAATGTTATCTATTACTCCGTCAAATGCTCTACCAGTGTCAGGTGTTCCCACTCTGAACGCGATACCTACATAAACGTCCCTGCTCCCTGTATTGGGAGATCCTGGAACAGATACTGCCGTGCCGGTCTCCACGCAATCGACATATAGTCGTAGGTACGATCCATCATGGACGGCAAAGAGATAATAAGAAACTCCTGTAGAAAGTGCTTGTGTCGAGATAACGCTATAAGGCGTGCTACTGACATAAAAAGATGCCTCTATCTTCCCGCTTGCGTGTTCCCGTATAGAATAATTGTATCCAGTAACGGAGGACGCATCTGATTTAGTAACTATTCCCGCGTAATCGGTACTGGATGTCTTTTTTATCCGTACCCCTATAGTAAATTCATCCAGATCTAAAGATGTTGAATCCGTGGCGAGTCCGTACTCATTGGTTTGATCAAAATCTAACGCGTACCCAGACCCATTTAGCCCGGCGACCCAATCCTCAGGATCCGTGTTGTACAGAGTCAGATTGTTGCTGTTGCCACTGGCATCGGTTGCAGTAGACCCGCTTCCCTCGTCGAATTTCCACCACCCAACCAATCCATCCGTAATCTCAAACGGCGTAAACGCATCCACCACCATCGACCCATAGACGGTGGATGGCCATTGTGGGCGCTGATTGATGTCGCCGGCAAAGGCGAAGACTGCCGTCGCCGCGAGAAGAAAGGAGAGGATTTTATTGCGCATGGTTTTGGCTCTTAGGGCAGGGTCCAGCCTGTACCAATCTCGCCGTCCTGAATAGTGCCGGCGTTGATGCGATCCAGCAGGTTGAAGTAGCGGATTATGTTGGGATCGGCCGCTGACTGGAACCTTGTACTGGTATTGTCGTATACGGTTTGCATGTTGATGCCCTGCACATCGGTGGGCAGTGTTTGCCCGTCCACGATGCGGGACAGCAGGGACATCATAATGGCCAGGTCACGAGTGAACTCATCCGTGGCGAAATGGGCACTGATCGATTCGGAGGCGACGTTGCGCAGGTTGATCTTGCGCTGATCGTTATTCAGGTCTACCACCCGATGAACCTGCTGGAACGTATCCGTAGTTGTACACTCAGGGTCATAGCAGGTACTGACGTTCTGGCCACAAACCAAATAAGGCGACTCCACACGGGAGAGATTGGAGTCGTAATCCGGGAAAGCCCCGGCACCTTGAACCTGGAGCATGGCGAAATTCGCCGGATACCCGGGGTCAATACCGCAAGGCTCCGTGTCACAATCGTAGGTATCTGGGTCCAGCGCTGGCCAAGAACGCAGACCGCCCACGGTGGAGCAGTCTGTGGTGTCGATCAGTTGCCACTGGGCTGTGTGATCAACAGGGTAAGTCAAATCGGCACGCACCGAATAAGCAACAGACATCAAACCGACGCCCCAAAACAATGCCGCAACAATCATTTTCACGTTCATTAGTAATGCCCCTGTAGAGTAATGACCAGACCTTTCTCTGTGCCCCCAGTAGAAACTTGATCAACTTGAGCACACAACTTAGAATCATTTGCAATTGAACCAGCGCTTACACTAGCTGTTCCGTCATCGACATTGGCGTTATACGCAATATCCAGCTTATTGGTCCCCATGATTGTAGTGCCATCATCATGTATATCGACAACCAGGGTTCCGCTTGTTCCTCCTTGCGTATTAACTGAGGCCGAAACGCTGGTTATAGTGAAGGCACCACTGGTCCAATAGAAACAAGCAAGATCATCAGTACCTGAAGAAATCTGGCTGACATCGTTGGTAATACGCCAGATGATTTCCTTGCCGATGTATTTCTTCAGTCTTGAAGCCGCCGACTTCCGGTTGGTCCCAGCGCCACCATCATCAACCAGAATCAGGTCCGCATCCGCCAGGTCTGCGCCGATATCGGTCCCGCCATCTAGGTTAATGTCGGCAATATCTCCGTCCCAACCGCCTCCAGGAAGGTCGCCGACATCGCACTTTCTCAGTTCGCCGGTAGAGGCCCAACAGACCAAGTAATCTCCTGCTGCAGGAGAAACTATCTCAGTCAAGTCTGTAACAGCAATCGACTCTGCAGGGCCTGTGCCCGCAGTGAGACGCCCCACAATGTCCCATTGGTCTACTGCAACCGCAGGAGCCGCTATAAGCAGGCTTAGAAGTACGGCGAATAGCCTCTTCATCGTTACACGTCCACTAGATTGTTGGTTATACTAACCCAATCGCCGTCTTTAAAGGCATAGTAATTGCCATCAGATGCCGGAGGACTTATCAGGTCGTCCACTTTAACCGCATAGACGGTCAAGCCACTGGTGCCCAAGGTGCCGTGAGCAGCTTGTATAGAGACCCTGGTTAGTGTCCCGCCACTGGAAGACCAAGTCGCGTTCCACACCTCGAAATTACCTGAAGCATCAAGAGCAGCAATTACAACAGAATCGGTATCGTCAAAGTCAGTGTTAGCGTCCGCCGCAGCTTCAGCAAAGGTGCGCCCACGGGTCAGGGCAGTTCCGCTCAGGGTGATGACAGTGCCAGAGCGAGAACACGCTGATTCGCCAGCTAAATCTGGAGATTTAATGGTAGCCATGGGCCTATACTACTGTTTGTTGCTATCGATTAGTAGTTATCTTTATGGGATAACCAAGCCTGTAGCCGCCCCTAGCACGACCTTTCCCAGCAGGATGCCGGTGGTGGCCAACGCCTGGTAGGTAGCAGCATCAGGATTATCCACGTAGCTCTGAGAGGCCTTACCAAGTACTTTGAGGCGGGCATCAAGAATGGCCCAGGCCGTGCGGGATTGAATAGACAGGTCAGGCAGACGGCCTTGAATCAATGTGGCAGCCTCCTGGTAGACTTCTTTCCCGGTCAAGTCCCATTCTTGTACGTCGTCTATCTCAGGCATCACCCCCAAAGACAAAGCCACCTCGACCTGCGCAGCCAAAGACATGGCCTGTTCCTGCAACTGCTGAGCCATTTCCCATTCTCTGGTTGTGAACGCTGCCCGGTCCTCTTGCAGGGCCTCCCACAGCGTCATGCGGGCCTCATTGGCCCGTTCTACCTTGGCTTGGGCGGATGTAAGGGTCTCGACCGGGGGCATGGTCTTACAGCCCTGCAAAGATGCGACCACTAGGATCGTCAGGGAAGCGAGTATGGAGACTAAAATGTGTTTGTAATGAATCATGATGGTTTCTCTTTATCCGTGTAAGTGTTTAATATCCGCTACGACGGCATCAAACTTATGCAATGCCGACGTGACTAAGAATTCTGAGCGCTTTCTCTGCTTGTCGGCCTTATTTGTACGCCTCTTAAAGGCCAACCAACATGACTTGAAGCAGCTTATTCTTTCCCGGTCCTCCCCATCCGGTCCTTTATGATAAGCAAAACATCGGATACAGCGGAAAACCGCTCTAAAAAAGAGTTGAGCAGTGTTTCGTGGTGCTTTTTGTCGGCCAGCCGCTCCTGCCTGCAGAGAAGGAACATGCCGAGGCACACTGCCGCAAGAAGGTATCCTTTCGATACCAGGTACTCCAGTAATGCTTCCATCGTGAGTAGATCTCATACCAAGCCTCTGAAAATTTTACCTTAAGATTTCAAAGTTTTACATAAAAGAAGTTTGACTGATACAAATTGTCACACCCTCTTGCTTTGATCTCTTCCTCCAGAGGAAGTAGGCGTCTGACTAGACACCTGCCTCCCGTTCGGGTCGCCATTCGGACTCGGCAATTCGCTCATCCCTTTGCCCTGATAGAACATTGTGCCTGACAGTGGCGGAGCCCCTGCGGGCCTAGCTCCTGTTCCAAGTATAGAAGCGGCCTCATCATCGGTATAGAACCCAAGGCTCAGTAGCTCAAGCACTCGGTTCTGCTTGATGCTTTTATGGGCCTCAAGCTCGTTCTCCGGGCGCAAATCGATAGGATTGAACTTGAACTTTACATAGACATCAATTCCCAGCAGACGCACCGCCAACGTCAGGGCTCGGCTGAGGACTTTCTCTACCGGCCCATGCAAGGCCGCTGCCACTTTGGAAAACAGCATGGATTCCGTAGACGCTACGTTTTGAGATCCGCCAAGCCGCAGCCCCAAAATAGAAGGATTTGCCTTCAAGGCGGAAGCTGTCAGACCAGACATGGCATCCAGCAGGTTCTTGTAGTCCGCCTTCTCTCCAACGGTCTCGATGGAATCCACTTGAGCCAGGTCATAAACCACCAGCGCATCTTCAGGCTGAAGGTTTTTCAGGACAGTCTCGATATCGCTGCGGACAGATTCTAAGTATGTGGATAATTGGTCCGGGTTTTTATGAACCTTCGGGGGCGCAGACTGCACCACCTTCTGATAGTCCAGCTTGACGACGATGCGCGGCCCGCCTGTCTGCCGGACCACTCGGCGCATGTCTTCAATGAACTCGTCGTAGTGGAACAGCCGATGAAACCCGGAGATCAGAAAGGAAAGATTGTAGTTGACATTGGCACTGCGCATGACCTCCCCTACCCATACGTTAGGCAGGTCCAGATCTACTTCTGCAGATTGCCCTGGCTCAGGCTTGAGTTTCTTCTGCGAAGGCCATCGCCGGCCCTTGCCGTCTGTCTTCCAGTTGATGGTGTCATAAGGAAACAACTGCAGCCTGTCAGGCATCTTATACTTATTCAGCACCAGCTCGCTTGAAACTCCACCTGTAAGGGCAGCCTCAAGCAAAGCCCGTTCTTTCAGTGTGCTGACATCCTCTTTGTCTGAAAACCCTTTGGTGTAGTCATATACCGTGTCCCACGAGGCCAAAATAGTTTCAGCCGCCCTCTGCCCTGCTACGCTGAACTGCTTAGTCCCAGTGTCGTAAGCCATGATGTAGTGGCCGGACATGGCCGTCTGCACCAACGACAATATAACAGAGCTGACCAGCCCGTCAGTATGGTACAACGTCCGTAGAGTGGCCGAGGGGTCAGTAATCTGGCGAACATCAGTGACTTGCCAGTTCGGATCGTATTGGTAGTCTTTCGGAAGCTGCTGATCTTTGATTCCTACTGCAGAAGGAACCTGGGACTGAACCTTATTGACCACTCTGCGCGGAAGGGTGACTACTGCATTTGCTGGGGCAGCCATATTTGACTCTCTTTATTGGGAGCAAACCCAGGCATTTTAGCCTTTGAAACGAAGGTGCCGTGCGGCAAAGCAGGCATGGCAGCGAACTGTCCTTCCATCATTTTAATCGCTGTGTACGCATATAACAAACTGAAGGCATAGTGGTCTTCTGTGTCAGACGAAACCCAGGCCTGTGTGGTCTCCCCTGTTGTCTCCGAAACTCTGTTTACACGCCTGAGTTTTTTCAGGTGAGTAATTAGAAGCTCAACCTCAGGATTGTCCTTCGGGAAAATAAACCTACCGGCATTAATGTCCTTAACCATGTCGGTAATCATCGCCGTCCGTGCAATGGTGATAATTTGCTCTACCTCGTTGAGTGAGTAATTTTCCAACCCCTTGATAGTTCTAGCAAAGTAAGCCGCCCACATCGTGTGATACCGGCTGCCCTGTATGAGCCTCCCCGGCACCGTCACGTCCGGCCCCCCGTCCACTATACCTTTATATACGCCGAACTGGTCTATTCGCTCCAGCGTCTCCTCCGACACCTTGTCTGTTCCGTCTCCGTTGATCTGCTGCCGTATCCGCTCCAGCCAATGGACCACGTACCTACCACCATGCTCGGACAGCACCGTCAAATGGCAGGTCTTGCCAACGTCCAGCCCCAACGCCGTACCAAGCATCCTCGAAGCGTCCGGCAGAGTCTGCAGACCTGACTTGGCCTTGTCCAGTGCGGCCTGCGCTACCGCCGCATCAGCCGGCAAGTGCGCATGGCCAAGCCCGAAGTTGATCCAGTCGTCCGCCCGCTCATAGTTTTGAACCGCAGTGATAATCTTTTCGGTCGTATTGTATTTAGGAACGCAAAGTGGACTCACATAGAAGGTTTGAGTGGCCTTTTCCGGATATTTGGGCACCCAAGCCCTCAGAACAGGGTTCATCAAGTTCTCTCGCGTGACCTCGTTGCCGCAACAACGACATTTCACATACGATTTGTCAGGCCGTACCCTGGGATCGTCCAATTCTGCCTTGGTCAGAGTGATCAGATCTCCGTCAAAACCAGGCAACACGATATCGACAATCGGGTCAACCTCCACCCACTGCCCACATTTCTCGTGGTAAACCATGTACACATTTTGACTTCCAGACTTATGCACCTTGTCTATCCCGTAATCAGGCAGAGTCGGAGTCGAAAAGTCCTGCAGAATCTCGGTCCCAGGCTCATTATGCGTCAATCGAGAAAGAAATGAGGTCAAAGCAGTTTGATTACAGAAATCTATTTCGTCCCGTATCACCCCCCGACAAGGAACAGAAATCGCCTGCCCCGTCCGCTGCGCCCCGGTCAAGTACAGGAACGAATTCCCTATCCTTTTGAGCTTCGTACTGTCAACTTCCTTATGTTTCATTCGCTGCAACTGCGGTGAAGCCTCAATAGCCGGGTTGATTCTCGCGGTTGCAAACTGCCCCGCGTAAGTTGTTGTTTGTAAAGAATAAATCCAATGACTCCCGTCCAATAAAGTCATCAAGCCCAATATCTCCCGTGCCGACAACTCCGACACCCCGACCTGGGATGACTTTTTCACCCCAATATAGGGTGCCTCACAGATTAAAATTCCTAATTGATATTCGTGATCCTTGAAAGACCAGGGCAAACTCGGATCATGCGGACTCCTTAAATTCGCACACATCCATTCCGGCAGAGCCGCCCGCCCCGAGGTCCGATTCAAAGCCAGCCTCAGCCGCTCCAACCTCACCCGATAAGCCGGGTCCAGCTTCGGCGTGGTGTGAACCGCAGGGGCCGTCATGTGGCAGAGCCTGTGGCCACAATGTTGTAAATGCCATTTCGCCCCTGCTCCAGCTTAAACTTGTCCCCTGGCGAGGCCCCGGCCCTAAAAGCCAGCACCTCAGCCACCGCGTCGTCGGGCCAGCCCTCAGGCACTACAGCAAACCGTAATATCCCGTCTCCCCTGAACGTGTATTGAATGTACCTCATGACTGGTAACTCCGGGCTTGAGCCAGATGCAGCTCCAATGCCTGTAGAAACTGCTGCTGGTACTCTTCCGGCAGAGCCTGTGCCGCAGAGATAACCGCCAGCTCGAACTGCTTGTCTTCGTGCTCTTTGTGCATGCTGTTTCGAGCCTTGCGGATGGACTCGATAACCTGACGCGCCGCAGAGAGCGCCTTCTCCACCCGGATGGCGTCAATGCCGTACTTGATCTTGCCGTCCTTGGTGGACACCTCTGAGAGCAGGGCCTGGGCTACCAGTTGAGAGCGCTTGTGAAACTCTCCTTCCGTGTACAGGGTTCCGGCAGAGCCCGGCTTAGAGCCGCCGGCAGGGCCGTGATGGGCAGAGTAGCTCTCTTCTTCGGCTGCTGCTTGCATAGGGTCGTAGGGGGTCATGGCTGGTTCCTGCAGAGGAAAGGATTCCTTATATTAGAGATTTTATGGGGTTAGGAGTCAAGTGGTGGTTTGTGGGAGTGGGTTTAAGGGCCGGGGAGTGGGAGGTACTACTTAAGATGTCAGAAAAGGGGTTTGGTCTGTGTTACTTAAGATACTATAAGTGAAATTTGAGCTATACTACTTAAAGTACTAGAAGTGAAATTGGGGGCGTACTACTTAAAATACTAGAAGTGAAATTTGAGGACGTGTTGAAGGGGGGCCTAGGGCGCACGCATTTATTTTCCCAGGAAAAACAGGTGTAGGGGGTTAGCTATTGGGAATCGAGTGCCACCTACCGGCACTCAACTAATTTAATGACTAACCAGTAGTTAAACTAACGAAAATAAATTAGTTAATTTAATTACTAAATTAAGAGTGTAAAGAAACCTGACACCTGGACGGGAACTAAACGGGTAGTTTTGGCGTAAGTCATTGATAAATAAGGAAAAATTAAGTGTAAAATTTCCAACTGGATTTTAGGAATAAAGGGTTATATCTGTAAAGAATATTTTACACTTACAAGTTTAATTCATAGCTGAAATAGTAATTAGATTTGTGTAGTGTGTGTAAGTTATTGATTTTATTAAAGTTTTCAAACTTGGCCCATGGATTGCAACATAGGTTGCTCTTTTCGTTCTTTTACAGTGCCGCCGCTACTGTTGAGTGTGACATGTTACACCCAACAGCATACCTGAACAGGTAGGCAAACAACCGGTGGAACATAGCGGCATGTTCCACGTGAAACAAGTTGTAGGAGATTACTTTCATGACTAAGAAACAGCGCACCTTCGAGCAAGCCATTTCCGATTTGAATAGCGCCATCAATGGCCATCGCAGGGGAGCGAAAATCCCGGAGCGTATCCGGGAATGCTTTTCCCTGTCTGCCGATAACGCTTCCTTTGTGGAAGCGTTTGGAGCGCTCATTGAGAAACAGTTCCGGGGCACAAAGGGAACCGATCCGACGCGGGCCGCCTTACGTATGGCGCTCAAACGTGAGCGGGATGGAAACGGATATCAGCGAGATGGAGACCCGCAGCGCTGGAATATCAGCGTAGAATTCGATAAGAAAGGTAGTCCCAGCGTAGGGGTTACCATGCACAAAACCGCAGAGCCGGAACCGGAACAGGACGAAAACACGATCGAACCAGCCGCCTCCAATCCTGCCACTGCTGGAGCGGAAAGGGCCAGCGTGACGGAACTGGAGAAGGGAATCAAAAGCATGTCTGCCCCAGAGCTTTTGCAAGTGAGCCGAGATCTGATTCACGCTATCGAGTCCATGGACGATTCAACCGAAGCGTTGAAGCTCATCCATGCCATCCGCAACAGTCTGACAGCTGCCGCTAAGACTGTTCGGGAACGTGCTTCCATGGTCGAAGCCAAAGCGGCGTAGCCCAATGGGGCAGTACATCCTAGGATGTACTGCCCCAATCTGTTTGCGATTAATCGTAAGCTGATTAATCGTTTTGAGTGTACGCCTATGCGCGCACGCCTTGTGTGCGCTCACGTCAGCGTTTTGCGTACACTCCCTGGGGTTTTCGTAATCCCCAAACTGCTGGAGTCCGCCAGGGAAAACCGCCCATGGATTCCGATAGATTTAATTTATAGGGACTCTCACAAGTCTCTATAAATTAGATTTATAGCTGACCATTGTTGTGTCAGCGAGTACGTGTAATAAGTTACACGTGCAGCTCTTTTACAATTCAGACAGCCAATGTCACGGGGACATGCCGCGCCGGCTGCTACCAAGCAGAATCCGGTACTGGGCACAGTACCCGTGAAACGCTACAGGAATCGAGTGAGAAGCGCGGCAGCATAGAAGCGTACCGACACTATACGGGACAGAACCCCGTAGAGACTGGGCAGACAAGGGGCAATAACAACCTCAATCTGGACTGTTCACCCTGCGGTACGATGGGATCTAAGATCCGCAGCCACTTACCTGGAATGTACTTCCCTCCTCCCGTCGATGCTTATGGGAGTGCAAAGCTACAGACCAGATCGGCTTGACAGCTGCAACCGTCCACGGTTCCTGGCTCATGTGTAAGAAGTTACACCTTCTTACCCTGGACGAGCGAACTTGAGCGAATACGTCAAACACCTCAGACGTGCAATGTAGCTATCAGCGCACAGACGAGAGTCTACAACCCCAGATACTCCCACGTAGGAGATCAACCAAGACCGTCTCGCAAGCTTGCGACGTTATGCTGTGGTCTGATTTGTTTGACACAATCTTTCTGCTCTTACCTATTCTATATAGGTGAGAGCACTTTCTTGAGTTAGAGGTGTAATTTGTTACACGTTATGCCGTTAATTCAGAGAAAGTGCTTTCTTAACGTCAAACTAATGGGAGTTAATGATATGTTTTCTTACGCTTATTTCGTTGAAGCCTGCCAGAAACTAGTAGAGAAAACCACAGTACGTAATTTTTGGGCATTGCTGCACGCCTACCGGAAACTGCTGGAAGCTGGCCTGCACGCCAGTGAGAGTTTCGACAGAGCCGTCATGGCGGCCTACCACCGAGAGGGATGGGATTCTTACCATACCCGGGTCATGGCAGAGGAAGCGGAGCGCTGGCTTCGCGTCAACGGCTACAACTAGCCGTTGCCATAATTTCACCTATACAAAGGCCGCGAAAATCGGCCTTTGTTTTTCTAAACACCTAGTAGTCAAAGCTCAGCCGGCCCGCGCCGGTACTGAGCCGGATTGAAACCAACTGCCGACGCGCGGGATCGGCTGGAGCGCCTGGTTAGGCGCGGGAGGAAAGAATGAAGGTTGTACATAAAAGCAAGTCTTGCAGAATAATAGTGAAGAAAAACGGAAGATTTTATCTTCAGTGGAGACCCTTTTGGTGGGTCTTCTGGTGGGAGACATACTCTGACCCTTGGGGGAAATATGTGTATGAAAAAGAAGAAGACGCGCTTATTGATTATGAGCGCCTCAGGGACGAAGGACCGGCCGGACTGGCAATGCTGTAGGAGCGCCTAACGATTGCGCTCAGCCGGCCCGCGCCGGCACCGAGCCAGAGATCAAAACCAAACGCCAATTAGTTAGGTGTAATTTGTTACACCTAATTACAACAACCCGTAGGAGATCAAAAGATGAACTTATTAGCCTATGCAAAACAACACAATATTTCAGAAGAAATCCTGGATGATTTCGTCCACGATGTAGCCAGCGATATGGCCACTGCCACCAACAACGGTGGCCTGTCTGAGCAGATCCAATTTCTTACCACTACGGTAGGAGAAGAGCAAACAAAAAGCATCCTCCAGGCTATTGTCAAGGCCGAAGCATCTTAATAGGGTGTAATTTGTTACACCTAGCCAAATCGCAGCGTCATGTTGGCGCTCATAGAGCGCTCCAGCCTCAGGGCCTTAGTCACCGGCAACGAGGCGGTTATAGAGGCTGCAGCGCAGCAGTTGCCAGCCTCTGAGTACAACAAACTCGTAAGACACATGAGGAGATTCCAATGATCACGGGCACCGTTATCCACGGCACGATGAGGCCGCAGGATCTGATTCCTGCGTTCCTAGTGGTGCTTCACGAGATGGCAAAGGAAGATCCCACCGCCTCTGCGGTTGAAGAGCAGTGCGCTGGGTATCCCCTCGGCTTTGTACCCTCCTACGCCATGGAGGACGAGGACTCGGAATGGTGGTATTCCGAAGAGGCAAACAGCAGACTGGAGGAGTTGTTCTATATTCTCCACAATCTGGCCCCGGAGGGTTACTACTTCGGCTCCCATCCAGGCGACGGGTCAGACTATGGTTTCTGGGAAATCGAGGAGGAATTATGACCCTGACTCTCTACATGAAGTCCGGCAACAAAATAGTCCTGAAAGGAATAAAGGACTACAAATACGGATACAAGGGAAACGAGATTATCAGCCTGACAATCGAGAGGCAAAAGTGGGCGCAAATCGCCAGCAAGTTCTTTGGGACAGAAGTACTTCCCGTAGGCTCTACGGACTTGTCACAGATTGAGGCCCTAACAGTTAGGAGGATATTCTCATGAAACTCCCTAGCGTGAAAGACCTGGCTCCGCTCACCACAAAGGCGGGACTCGCAGAGAAGCTTTATCCGAGCGTAATCTATGATACGGCGCTCCCGCAGGGTTGGGTTGATATCTGTATGGCCAATGGCTTCGACCCACGACCCTGTGTCATTTGGGGCTACCTAGCAGGGAACGTCTTTGGCAAGCCCCTGCCCCTTACAGCAGAGGCAGAAGAGTTCCTACGTATAATGTATCCGTGATTATACGTTTGTTTGTTAAAAGCTGTTAGTCGAAACAAACCTTTGGCTAACAGCTTTTGTTGTTTGTTCGTACTCTTCCACAAAGGCCGCAACTTTACCACAGAAGCCAGCTTCCCGCAGGGTTGGGCAATTTTTACTTGTTTTTATATTTTAGAATAAGTAACTATATTATATCTTGTCTATATATTTGGGTATAGGGCAAGACAGGGGTCAAATTTTTTTTCGACAAAATGTTATTAAAAAAAAATGAACTTTTTTTGATTTCTAAGGAAAGCTTAAACTGCGTATCGCAAAGTTAATATTAAATTACAAAACTATACCGATAATCAAAAAAAATTCTTTATTTTTTAATTTTCAAGTTGACACCTAAACGTTCCTAAAATCCATATCGTTTCCACGCAAAGCACTTTTTCAGTCATCTCATTCCTTTTTGGCCGAAATTCCTTACGGGTTTCAGTAACTTGGGTAATCAGCAAAAAAACCTGAAGGACGGATTCGTGATAAATTATGACGTACCTCGCCGGGATTAACCTTCACAAATCCTGAATAGAGGGGTCTACTCCGAAAAAACTTTGACTACGACTTAAATTACATTAAAGACGATCTATGTTATGGATCTTTTTAAACGAATTATGTCTTTTTTTGATTTAAATCCTAAGTTGCAGGAAAACACTTTTTTTCTAAGTCATTATTGCGAAACTAACCTCCAGATAAGTTTTCAACTTCTATAATCTTACTTACACTACCGAGCAGCGATTTACTTGCACTTGTACGCCACTTGCATTACTCTGTAATCTCTCATTTTCTCCTTAGGAGTTCGTAAGATGCCGTATAAGTCAGAGGTCTTCACGCATGTAACTCGCATGGCCGATACTTTGATGGTCGGCAGGTCCACCTTCCATCCCATTCCTGCTAAGGTTCGCAATCCCGGCGAAGTCTTAACCATGTTGCGCTACGACTCCCACCCCGATGACTCCCGCCTAGGCGACCTGATGGGTTCTGGCCTGCTGGAACAGCTTCAAAGAAAAAACTTAGGGGACGGTACAGCCAAGGTGGATTTTCTCTGCTGCTGCGGCTCTAGGCATTCCCTGACCCTACAGACATTAAGGCGGCGTCTCATCAGTGGCCGTAGTTTCTACCTGCCCCCTCTGTCAAGCCACGAAGGCGGAGACAAGGATAAAATGCCCTACAACGAGGAGGAGGCCAGGGTAACAGACCTACAGCCCTTTTTCAGCCTGCAGTCAAAGAATGAGTCTTATCCTTTCGTCTGCCCTCACATACAGAACATCTTAAAGGAGGCGTACCCTGCCGCCTTCAGTGTCTGGAGCAATCTAAGGGGCAGTGTTGTGAAGGCAGTACAGGCCGCTCAGAACCCTGTAGTTCAGTGGCGTTGGTTTCGCAGGGACCTAGGCTTCTTTTTCTTCCTGCAAGATGTCGGACTCCCCGACCACGAACATCAAATACTAAGCAGAAAAGTACAGCGGGGAATCTTCGTAAAAGAGCAGTTCACTTGGGTGGAGCCCGGACAAGCCCCCCTAAAGCGGGCATATAACCTGCATACAGGTCTCCCTGCCAGGGCACAGGCCAATCTCATGCAACGGTTTAGATCCCTCCACCATCGAGCCCGGACTAACAACTACGACCTTCATTTCACAGATGTGGAACAATTCATACAGGCCTTGCAGCCTCTGCCGAAAGGCTTCAACGACGACCCTAGGAAGTGGAGAATTCACTTCTCAGAGCCCACCCGAAGGGGGTATGGGCCTGACAACTTCGAGTGGAGGCAAAATGAAGCCTATACCCAAGAGTACGGCACCTCGATAGCCCCGGAGCGGGTAAAGCCGGTCACCAACTGCACCCAACTGCACGACATGTTGAGGCCGGAGTCCCCTGAGGACTTTCTGAATAAGTTAGCTCTGCTATTCCGGCAACTGGACACCCTGAACTCTAGTGATCTTCTCTGCCCTGAGCCGGCATGGGTGAGCACTGAGGTGGGAATAAGACCGGACGTGATGGAGACTATCATAAAGAAGGTGCAGGAGGCGGAACCAGAATAGGTGTAACAAGTTACACCTACAATCAATCACCCAACCAAGCACAATAGGAGACCACAATGTCCACCAAACTTACGAAAATCATGCGCAAAGAGGCCCTTAACAACGTCTTAGCGGCCACCATCAACAAGCGGCATAAAGCTCTCTTACAGCAGGCGTCTGCCTTTGTAAGGAAGGCCCTACTCAACACAATCTCAAAGGAAGTCCAGGAATGGCTGGACTCGGCCCCGGAAGGCTGCCGCGTGGATATGGTAGGGAGTCTGAGCATCTACATGAAGCCGGACCCAAGCCGTAACGAACATAGGTGGGATGACCCAGTAGCCAAGCAGAGGGCAGAGCTGGTTACAGATCGGTACTATAGTAGTGTCACGCAGATATCTATCATCCCTGTCAAGATCCCACCGAACTACAGTCACGGCTACAGCGTTACCCTTGAGAGCAAAGAGGAATTGCAGGCCTGGGCGGCCCTTGCCAAGAAATTCGACAAATTGGCCGAGGATACAAAGAAGGTCTGGACCACGGTCAAGGCAGCTCTGGAGGCCTGCACCACCGTCAAGCAGGTGGAGGAGAGGTATCCCGACCTGGTGCAGTATCTTCCTGAGACGGCCCCACGGACTAAGGCACTGGCCGTCACCAATGTCGCGGTAGTGAGGGTCCTTGCCTGCGGTAAGACCGGCGACAAGAAGGATTGCAAATAGGAGCCAATCCAATGGCAACAGAACACTACCTTCCACCAACATACTTGGAACTGGAATGGTCCAGCCCACGGTTCCAAGTTAATGGCGGAATTATCAGCCTACTCACTACCTGCACAATCCTCAATCAACTGCCGGCCTGGCTGGAAGAGGACATGCGCACCGTCAATAGGACAGCTTGCCTGTCCTGGGACAGAGGGCTGGGGGAGTACAACCACGTCAGCTTGGAAGAATCTCATGAGTTGCTGCAGAAGAGAAAGGAAGAAGTCGGGAACGACATGATGAAGCTGTTCAAGCTATTCGTAGAGGCTCACAACGGAACAGTCCTACAGAACTTCGGTGACGGCAGCGATCCTAAGCTCTGCCAAAGGTTGGACGGGGTGTTTCCACTTCAAGCCGAGGACCTGCGGCAACGAATCAAGGTGGCTGAAGACAACCTGCAATGGCTTCTGGATAAACAGAAACAACTGAGGCGGGAGGCGGCTGAGAAGCTGGCTGATGGTCAATAGGTGTAACAAGTTACACCACAACGTAGGAGCCCCAACAATGAAACCAAGATTCTACGGCAGACAACAAGGCTGGAATTACGAGAAGGCAGTGAAGTACAACGACAGAGTAGACGGCATCCTCTACCTGTCGGAGCTGGCCGGCCCCAACGGTGCCCACTACCACCTGTTCGTAGACCGGAACACAACCATACATTACCTGACGACGGTGCTTCTGCCGAAGTTCCAAGCTCATGGCGACGTGGTGTCATGGAGCTACAACTTTATTCCTGAAGTTCCTAAAAAAGATGAAAGGGAGGAGGTATAAATGAAACACACGCCAGGACCCTGGAAAGTAAAGCCGTGTCCCTACTGTCGAAAAGACTGCAAAGGTTTAATGGCACTCCCTATTACAAAAATGCCGGGGGCCGTAGTTAGCAAAGCTGACGCACGCCCGATAGCAGCAGCCCCTGAGCTACTGGCAGCTGCTGAAATCGCGCAAGATGCTTTGAAATACTATCTGGAGTACGGGGAGTTCCCTTTATTTCCTGACGCATCACTCGTGGTTGAGGAGCTAACCGCAGCCATTAAGAAAGCCACTGGCAAGTAATAGGAGGAAGACGGGTGAAACTCTTAGTCGTAAACCTACAGAATCCTGAGCTGACGCACTACCACGACCCAAAGACTATAGGTTCATGGCTGCTATGGGGCCGTCGCCTGTCCAACTATCCCATGTTCCTAGTCTACCCTGATGGTTCTACCATACCTTTTGAATACCCCAGTGCGGAGGTAGGAGAAATACAGAAGGCTGTAGACAGCATATTCAGCTTATTCCCATAAGGCCCCAGCCATGCCCTACATCTGCGACAACCCGGCCTGCCCAAACCACATAGAGCTGGCCACTAGAGAAGCCAACGTGCCCTACATCGACACGGTCAGAGACGGGTTCGTATACCGCATAGAGCGCTACCTGTATGGGCGGCATGACAGCCCTGACAGAATATACTTCTGCCATGCCTGCCATACTGCGGTCCAACTGACTAGGCGTTCTAATAACGGCAATAACCGGGCTCACGGCTGAGCTAGGAATGAAACAGCGGAGTCTAATCGCTCCGGTTCATTAACTGAGTAAGAACGGCGGATCCTATGACAAAACGGGACCATAAGAAGCAACTGGTGGGAGCACTCGTAACCATGTTGCGGGCTGGTAAGGTCCTTCAGGGCGACAAAGACCTTGCAGAGGACAACGAAGTAAAGAAACGCATCGACGTAGAACTGGCGCTTGCCGACGAACTAGAGAGGCGCTATCGCGTGGGCGCTTAAATCCTTCTAAACACATAGGAGCCAAACAAATGAGCTACGACATTTACCTGACAAACCCCGTCACACAAGAGCCCCTACACCTGGACGAGCCCCACCACATGCGAGGAGGCACCTACGCACTCGGCGGGACCACAGAGGCCCGCCTGAATGTTACCTACAACTACGGTAAACATTTCCGCCGGGTGTTCAGTGACGAGAACGTAGAGCTAACTCAATTCGAGCGACTCTTCGGCGGAGGAGAGACCGGCATCCGACGCCTGTATGGAACGACAGGCGCAGAGAGCATTCCTGTCCTGGAGGCCGCGATCAAGCAGCTCAAGGACGATGTCAGTGAAAACTACTGGGAGGCTACGGAAGGCAACGCAAAGCAGGCCTTGTTACAACTGCTGGCGCTGGCGAGAATGAGGCCTGACGGAGTGTGGGCCGGGGACTAGCCACTTAATCAAACCCCTCAGGCTGTGGCCCCGTGACCTGAGGACTCCATCCACAACCTAATAGAGGAGGTACAGGCCAAGCAGAGAAAACCGGACACTACGGGGCACTAACGTCAATATTGGAGCTACCATGAAAAATACTTATAACAACCGGACCCATAAAGTAAATAAATACAGATGCCCTGTCTGCGGCTGGCAGGGCACTGCTGAGGACATGAAACTATCAGAGCCTCAGGTTATAAAGGACGTGGCCGCAGTACTGTATACAAGGGTCTGCCCACGATGTGGGCATGACGAACTTACTAAGGTGTAACAAGTTACACCTACAAACACATAGGAGCAATAACAATGAGCATGCAAAAATTTGCAGCCAGAGAGCGATATGAGTTCGCAAACGGTGCTGTTGGCTGGGGACCCGGAGGCCCCTTCGACTGCTTGGGGCCATTTGCAAAAGTGCAGAACTGTCCTGTCGAGGGGACGGACAAACGATATACCTGCTATGCCACAGGCATAGCTGACACATTCTTCTCCATTCCGGCCTGCACCAAAATCAAGGGGAAATATATCGTCGGGTATTTTACCCGTGAGGACGATGCTTGCGTATTCCGGCCCCATAACGACTACAAGGCCTTCGTCAAGTGAGACCCCTATCCCAGCCCTACAGCCCAAAGACCAAGCTTGGCAACCGCACCATCGTCAAGGTCCTTGTCCTGGCCAAGCCAACGTCCAAGACCAAGTACCTGGTCATGAACCCCTGCGGTCATACCTCTGTGGTGACTCACAAGTCACTTTACGACCCGGCAGTTAGGGCCACTGTCAACTGTCCTGAATGTAAGGCCAAGGCCCTGGCAGCCGGCAACAGAGAGAACAAATGGGCTCTGAAAGACAAGAGCCGGCTGATCAAGAAAGGCTCTCACGACTGGGCTAGAAGGCTAATGGCCGGCAGCTTACAACAGAACACATAGGAGCAAAACGCAATGAAACTAAACCCCTATACAGTAGTTCTTGCTTTTCCTGACTACTTGTATTTTCCTCGTAATGCCTGCTATGCCCGGCACGTAGCGTCCTCTGACCCGGACAAGGCACTGAAACTGGTAAGGATGCTTGCACTTGAAAACACCAAGGAGTTTCTTGCTACTGAAGGCCCGGACAACAGCCACTTTATCGGCGCTCTAGGCAGTCCCGATGAATTCAAACTGATTGCCGTCTTTGAAGGCTACTGCACAGTAGTCGAAGACAGCTGCCCCTTCTGATTCCACTGGCCTTAGGCCAAACAGCTACAAGTAGGAGAACCAACAAATGTGTAATCCCCGCCATGAAGAACACGAATACGAAGGCTACACCATCAAGGTCATCCAAGACATCGACCCGCAGAATCCGAGAAAAGACTTCGACAACCTGGGAGTTATGGTCTGCGAGCACTCGTGCTATGACTTGGGAGACGGCGGCATGTACCTGCTGCGGGATGCCGTCAGAGCACATCCGTTATGGCATGACTGCTGGGAAGATGATCTGGAGGAAGACGACAACCAGTGGTGGCTTGCCAAGGCCGAACGGTTCGGCTTCATAATCCTGCCACTGTATCTGTACGACCACAGCGGCATCACCATGAACACTACTGGATTTTCCTGTCCATGGGACAGCGGCCGAGTAGGCGTGATCTTCGCTTCTCCTGCCAAGATCAGAGAATGCCACCTCTTGAAGCCCAAGCAACGCATCTCAAATAAAATCAAAAAGCTTGTCATTAAAGTTCTCAAGGCAGAGGTGGAAGAGTACGACCAATACCTGACCGGCGATGTCTGGGGCTTTATCATCGAAGACTCGGACGGCGAAGAGATCCAGGACGGCTCCTGCTGGGGCTTCTTCGGGCAGGACTACTGCCTGCAAGATGCAAAGGGGGTAGTAGATGCGGAGATCGAGCGCCGCAAAGAGCAGGCCCTGCTGGATGCTGCCAAGGAACAGGCATCTCAGTTTGTAGAGGCAGAAGACTGTTACGCTTAGACGTGTAACTTGTTACACCTGAAAGAAAGTAGGAGCACCAACAATGATCGACAATCAGTTCTATCCCACCCCTGTAGGCTTAGCACAAAGGGCTTACCATAAATTCACAAGTCGGGACATCACCCGCCTCCTGGAGCCTGAGGCCGGTAGAGGAGACTTTCTGGACGCTATCGGATGCCGTGACACTTATTATCACGGCAGAACCACTCAAGCCGACTGCATCGAGCTGGACCTGCAAAATCAGGCCATCCTCAGAGATAAGGGTTACCGAGTGATCGACGGGGATTTCCTGCAGTTCAGCGGCAGCGGAGCTATGTACTCCCACGTCCTCATGAATCCCCCATTCAATCAGGGAGTGGCTCACGTACTCAAGGCCTGGGACATTTTGTTTGACGGGGAGATCGTAGCCATCATCAATGCTGCATCTCTACGAAACCCAGACTCGGGGGCAGCTCGTCGCCTGTTCAGGCTCATTGCTGATCACGGCGAAGTAGAATTCTTGCAGCAACAGTTTCAGACCGAAGACACCCAGCGCAAGACCAACGTCGAGATTGCCCTTGTACACCTCACGAAGAAGGCCTCTGTAGCTTATAGCAACCCCGCTGAAGGGTTGAAGGAAGATGCTGGACCTGGGATAGCAGACGAGGTCAACAAACAACAGCTGGCCCTGCCGGAGCCTACTATCCACAGTACCGTTAGAGCCTTCGACTTGGCAGTCGGGAAGATGAAAGTGGCTGTCATGGCGGAGGACGAAGCCTCTTACTACGAGCGGCTGATCTCCTCTGCCCTGGACCCGTCTACCCAGCCTGTTGAAGTCAAGCTGAAAAAGGTCCAAGAGGAAATCAACGGCAGGTATGACAAGTTGAAGGGCATGGCCTGGAGCCTTATCCTGCAATCCACAGAGTTCACCCAGAGACTGTCCTCCAAGGTGCAGAAAAAGTTGGAGTCTGACTTTGAACAGGTACAGAAACTGGAGTTTACTTTCTCCAATATCTACGGCCTGTTGTCTGGGCTTGTGAACCAAAAAGGTCAGATGGACATGGAGATGGTAGCCGAGGTGTTTGACCTGTTCACACGCTACCACTCCGATAATCGGGCCTACTACAGAGGGTGGAAGAGCAACGACAAGCACAAGACCTGCGCCTACCGCCTGAAGATGACCAGGTTCATCCTGCCTCTTGGGGGCTATGACTCGTTCCTTGACTACACCAAGAAACAGGAACTATTCGACATCGACAAGGCGTTTGCCATGCTGGACGGCAAGCCAATTCCTGCTAGAACGGACGACCCTGAGGACGCTGGGTATGAAGCATACCGTAATACCTTGTTCTACCTGGCTGATCAGCGGTTCGGAGATCTTAAAACCTCAGAGCGATTCCAGACCACCTACTTCGATGTCAGATACTATCCAGGGACCGGGACCATGCACTTCTTTCCGAAGCGGAAAGACCTCGTCGATAAGATGAACCGGATTGTCGGCAGGATGCGGGCTTGGCTGCCTCCTGAGGATGAGCGGGTAGACAAGAAGTTCTGGGTGCAGTATGACAAGGCCGAAAAGGTGACGGCTCAGATGAACAAGACGCCCAAGTACAATTCAACGTGGTTTCGGGTGAATGAAGAGGAGGCCCTGGCTGTGCTGCATGAGGCGGCCTGTGCCAAGCTCAACATCGATTTGTCAGACGGCCTGTTTCATGAGGCGCACAAGGCGCTGGGTGTAGATTGACTTTTAATTAGGTGTAACAAGTTACACCACAACGTAGGAGCAACGACAATGCCAGAATACAGAATCAAATGGGAGATCGACCTCGATGCTGACACCCCGAGGAAGGCCGCAGAACTTGCCATGAACTACCTACAGACTGGCAAGGAGTGCCATGTCTTCATTGTCAGGGACAACGCAGAGCCAGACCTGGGGCAGTATTTTCAGGTAGACCTGGATGCCCCTGTTCCTGGCAGCAACGAATACCTGGAAGAGTTCTTTAAGGCCTATGTAGTCTGCGCCCTGCGGAGTTCTACAGACGAAGAAGGAACTCCTCTTGATGAGGACTACAGCCAGGCGGACATAGATGCCGGCACTCTGAAGGAAATGAAGTTGGACTGCGATGACTTCATTATGTTGGCTAAAGATCCGCTGAGTCGCGCAGATTTACCTGCTTCCACTGCTGGTTACAACTTTTGGCTGACTAGGAACCGGCATGGGGCAGGATTCTGGGACCTGGGCTTAGGCAAGGTCGGGGAAGAGCTGACCACGTTGGCCCACACCTACGGTTCCGTAGACCTGTACGTTGGAGACGACGACAAGCTTTACAGTTGACAGGCCCCCACCATGCACAACCGACAAACCCTAAGCCTTAAGAAGCCTTCAACCCGGCCCCACAAACCAAGGGACCAGCAGCCAAGGGACCACAAGATAGCCCGTCATACCCTTGTTTGCCTTTACGGTCCGCTGGCCCCTGGCCGGCATGACCGCATGCAGCGGGAGATGAACAACCTAGCCAAGAGGAGGCCCAAACACCAGAAATAAAATAACTTGACCCTGAATATAGAGAAGTCTATACTACAACTTGTCTACAGTTATGTAGACACAACTACAAGTAGGAGAGTAATTATGCGAAATTCAAGTTCTAACAGCTCAGGACCGGGAGTGCTCGGCCTTTTGGGAGTGGCCTTCGTAGTGCTTAAATTAACAGGACACATAGATTGGTCCTGGTGGTGGGTGACAGCGCCGTTTTGGGGCGGGTTAGTACTGGTGCTGGCAGCATTGGTGGGGTTCTTCCTAATAACCTATGGTAAAAAGGCGTTTAAATCTAGAAAGTAGCCTCACAGGCGCTATGTAGGCGGCTGAAGCACTTCGCCTGCTGTAACAATCAATAGGAGATCAAACAATGTGTAAGACCACTATCGAGTCTTCCCCCGCAATCCTTGCCCTGCAGAAAAAATGGGCGGAAGCCAAAGCCAACGAGGCCGGCTGGAAAGATATCAAATGGGAATGTGAGAAGAAGATCCTCGAAGCTCTGAAGGCCGGCGGCATAGAACTGCCTGAGACTGGCAGCCTTTGCCTGGAGAAACTGAACATCACCTTCGGCAACACCCGGAGCTGGGACCAGCCCTCTCTTACTGAGGTGGCTATCGCCAATCCTCATATGATCGGCTCGGTCCTCATCACCGAATACAAGGTAGCTCTGACCAAGCCCAAGGTGGACAAGCTTGTGGCGGGCGGCACCGAGGCCGGGCAGGCTATTGCCGAGTGCTTTGAAGACAAGCCGAAGAAGCCTTCCTTCTCGGAGAAATAACTTATGAACCCACTAATCGGCGCAACTCTGCCTGCGTTTGGTAGCTACAAACTGGAGCCTATTTACCTAGCTCCTAAGCTGCAATTGAGCCCCAAAGTTCAGGTGAGCGATGCCTTCAGAGAGCAGTTCAATACCTACTTGCTTGATAGGTTCGGGTACGTGGAGTCCCCGGTAGAACCTGGAGAATTCCTGGTTTCTGAAGCATTTAGAACCATCATGGGCAGGCCGGAAGATTTGTCTGTTCTGAAGGCAGTTATTGACAGTTAGGAGGTAAGTCATGGGCTACGAAACAAAGCTTCTGATTGGCATAAGTTCTCCCTTCTCAAAGCAAGCAAGCGACCGCAAAGAAACTTATTTCCAAATCTTTGCTACTTTAGACCTGTGTAAGTGCGGATATCCCTCGAAGCTGCACGAACTTCCCCGTGTCAATACCGATGAAAACCATTGCTGGTTTTGGTACGGCGGAGACGAGGAACAGCGTGAGAACCTATATGGAGAGCAGCTTAAGCCGGTTCCTGTGAGGGACGTTTTAGAAGCCTTGAAGGCTGACATGGTGCAGGAGCCAAACTACCGTAGGTTTAAATGGGCTAGGGCTTTACTAGAGTCTATGGTTGACGACCAGGAGAACTTGGAAGTTCTGCTGTACGGCCACTGAATAGCAAGCAAAAAGAAGCCGGCCCATGGGGGTAGGCCGGCTAATAATGTTACACGTAGGAGATCGAAGTCCAGCCGTCGAAGAAGGGATAGGAAGAACTTCGAGCGGAACTATATCTCCTGTACGGTTAGAAAGCAATAGGAGAAACCACAAGTGAACATCAACGAAGCACGAGATGTAATCAATCATATCCTGTCTATCAACCCGGAGCAGAGCATCATGCTTTGGGGTCCTCCAGGGGTGGGCAAGTCGGATCTGATCCGGCAAATCGCGGCAGAGCAAGGCCTGGAGGTATTGGACCTGAGGCTTAGTCAGATGGACCCCCCTGACCTGCGAGGAATGCCGTTCCCGAAGGACGGAGCGACTACCTTCTATCCCCCGGCAGAGTTGCCCACTGCTCCGGGCAAGCTCATCTTCCTTGACGAGATGAACGCAGCCCCTCGGGCAGTTATGGCTGCAGCGATGCAGTTAACTCTGGACCGGCAACTGGGCCAGTACAGAGTGCCGGACGGTACTCCCATCATAGCAGCCGGTAATCGGGTGCAGGATAAGGCCGTAGCCAATCGGATGCCGTCTGCGCTCAACAATCGGTTCATCCACATCCAGGTCGAAGTGGATCTCACCTGCATGGTCAAGTACATGCTGGAGAACGCCTGGCCGATGGAGGTTATACAGTTTCTGCGGTTCAGGCCAAACCTGCTGCACAGCATGCCTGACAACCTGCGGGACGGCGAAAGCTTCCCGAGTCCGAGAAGCTGGGAATTCGTCATCAGGTCCAAGGCTTTGGAAGTAGCGAACAAAGATCTTAGGCGACACCTGCTGGTAGGCGCAGTAGGGGAGGCGGCCATGGTCGAGCTGGAGGGCTTTATCCGCACGGTCAAGAATCTGCCCAACCTGGACCATGTGCTGACTGATCCGCACAATGCGCCTCTGCCACAACAGACAGACGCCAAGTACGCGGTGGCCGGGGCCTTGGCTGCTAAGGCAAGCGCAGTCAACCTGGCTTCGATCATGGCCTACCTGGAACGGTTCCAGGAGAAAGAATACATGGCGATGGCTATGCACAACATCGTAAAGACCAAGGGCGAGCTTCGCAGTGCTTCCCAGGTCGTCAACTGGATGGCCCAGAATCGGGCTGCTTAGGGGGACAGAGATGAGTAAGAGAGGTTACGCTTGCATTGGGCTCCATAACCCAAAGACTCCTGCTAATGTCGGAAGTGCCATGCGGGCCTGCGGAGTGTATGGAGCAACACAACTGTTGTTTACAGGCTCTAGGTACAAAAAATCACAGAAGTTTGTTACCGATCCGCAAAAACATTATCGACATATTCCTCTTATTCACGTAGAGGACTTACATGTTGCCATTCCATTTGATTGCGTGCCTGTGGCTGTAGACCTGATAGAGGGAGCCACTCCTCTGCCGGAGTACAATCACCCTGAGCGGGCCTTCTACATCTTTGGGCCTGAAGACGGCACCCTGGGGGCAAGAATTACTTCTTGGTGCAGAGATATCGTGTACGTACCTACGGATGGCTGCATGAATTTGGCAGCTACCGTCAATGTAGTGTTATACGACAGGCTGGCTAAAGGCATGTAACAAGTTACATCCAACTACAAGTAGGAGAGAAAGATGAACAATCCCAACCCTGTGATGAATCCCGAGTCCTTGACTGAACGCGCCATGCTGGTGTCTATCACCATCAAGGTGCCGAGCAACTCCAAGCAGGATAAAGACTCCACCTCTGAAGTCACTGCCAGCCACCATGCGGCGGACGGTGCGGCCCGTGTGAACAAAACCCTGATGCCTAAGGATGTGGTCCAGACCTTCACCAAGCCGGCCTCTGCGGCGCGCCAGGCCGTCTATGACGCTACTCTGCCTTGGGGACAGCAAGGCATACGCATTCTTTTGGCCGCCAACTACTTCAAGCTGATGAAGGCCGTTGAAGTTCAAGAGAAGGTGTTCTGGGCAGCGGTCGAGAAGTTCAAGGAGCGGCTGGACGACCATATCGCCTCTGCTCGGCAACAACTGGGCACCCTGTTCCGTGAGGACGACTACCCGACCCGTGAAGAGCTGGAATCCGCCTTCTCCTTCGAGCTGAAGTTCATGCCTCTGACGGACGCTTCCGACTGGCGAGTCAAGCTGGGAGCAGACGAGGAAGCCCGCATCCAGCAGCGCATCCAGGACCGGATGGAGAGGTCCATCGCGGAAGCCGCCAAGGAGCCCTGGAGGCGTGTCAAGGAAGCGGCAGCTGCCCTTGCCGAGCGGCTGGAGACCAGGGCCAAGCAGGAGCTTGATCCGAACCACAAGGGCCGGGCCACGCCTCTGAAGTCGTCTCTGCTGGACAATTTGTCCGAGCTGGCCTCCTCCATAGAGGGCCTAAACATCACCAATGACCCCAACCTGTCGGCCATCGGTAAGGAGATCGAGAAGGCGCTGATGGGGCAGGAGATGTCCAACCTCAAGGGCTCGCCGGAAGCGCAGAACAAGCTGGCTGGCGACATGCGCTCGCTTGAGGAGCGCGTCAACGAATATGCGGGGTTGATATGATGAACCTAAGTAGTTTCACTGTCCTCACTACGGTGCCAAGCGCGTACAGTAATAATGACTATGAAGTTATAGCAACCGTGGATATTACGACAGGCATCTTCCCTTTTAAGAAAAAGAAAAGACTAATTATTAGGTCAGAGTTTAGGCTTAATTGGTACAGCCTTACTGGGGAAGCACTTCCGCAGCTGCAAATGTACGATCTGTGGCTAAAGTGGGTAGCAGAAAATGATTTAGAGTATGCCCAGACTGGGCGGCTGAAACTAGGTGATGGAGATAACTATGTACTTAAGAACTGTTGACGGTAAGTGGTATGTTTACAGGCTGCACGGGGCCGTGTTTGTCTCGTGGGTAACTGCTAAGGATAGGCACCAAGCAACCTTATTTCAGTTGCCAAACGTGAACCAATGGAAAACTCTGCTAGAAGCGCAAACAGGGCTTTCCTTGGAGGCGATCTCACCGGCTGCTGTATTACGGGAGTAGGAACCATGACAGACGATTTCTATAGTAAATATCCGGCAGTTTACCGGATAGCGGAAGCGGTAGTTCAGGCACGCCAACTTTACGAGGGGGGTATACGGATGGCCACTGACGGAGAGCGGTGGTTCCGGCCAAAACTTATAGTTTACGTAGGGTACAACGAGCTTTTCGCGCTGCGTTCCTTACCTTTCGGCCATCGATATTCTCTGCAAGGACCCGCGACACGGGATGCTCAGCATATGCAGTTTATGGGCCTACCTGTTATTCGGGTGTGTGCTGACGATTACCTGCATGTGGCGGCAGAGTGGGGGAAATAACCATGAAACTTATCAGCTGCCGCAGCTGCGGCGTTGTTCTAGACGCATACATCCTCAGGTGGCCGTACATATGGAATGATGACGGCACAATTAACACAGACGTGGCATTGTGGGATGGAGATAGATACGTTCCAATCACTCCTTGCCCTGTTTGCGGTAAAGATATCCCACAAGAAGTGGAGTAATTATGGCAAGCACGAGGCCTAACCTATTCCGCCAACTGATAGAAGCCGGAGAATAGCCATGAAAAAATACACAAAAATAGAAGTACCAGCGCGTATAACCTCTAAGCATACAAGTACAGTCTGTGACCTGTGCGGGGATGAGACTGCGGACAGCTGGAGAAAAGGGGCGTTTGATGCTGGAGAAACCACGGTAGAAGTTGTGGCTGGCACCCGTTATCCAGAGGGAGGATCAGGCACCAAGATAGAGTATGACATCTGCCCTAAATGTTTTATGGACAAACTGATTCCCTGGCTAGAAAGCCAAGGCGCGAAAACAGACATCCAAGAGTGGGGCTGGTGACATGAGCAAGAAAACCTTCGTCAGAGAGATCATCCCCTATGTAGAACTGCATAGGGACATGCGCACCGGCATCGCATGGATAGAAAACGGCAGGACAGGAAACGGACATTCCTGCCATGCCAACATCGATGCGACCGGCAGCATCAGGGGTATGAAGAAGAGAGGCTACTGGGGCAGAGACGACCGCTGCGTCAAGAGCCATGGCTACATCTACAACATAGACACGTTCGTCGTGACGGATGCCTGGGATGAAGTGGCGGCAGCTGAGTGCCGGTGTGCGGCCTGCATCGAGCGGCGTTCTGGTGTGTAGGAGGTTCCAATGGAAAACCACCTTGATGAAATCTTTTCTCTGCTGCTGTTCATAGCCGGCTTCTTGTTTCTACTGTCCATAGGCGCAGTCCTGGGAGAAGCTGTCAAAGAATTTTCACGACTAAGAGGATTGAGGAAAAGGAGAAACCGCAATGTTTAATCAAGAAAGTCTCACCGCACAAGCTGCCGCCAAGATGGTGACGGATGCACTAATAAACTTATTGTCACACAAGCCGTTCTATGGAACTCTGGCAATGCGTCTTACCGTGCAGCCCATGCCCAAGTTGCCTTGGCTGATGGCGGTAGACGGGAAGCATCTCGTCTACAATCCCGCCAGGATCGTAGACGAGCTGCGCCATGAGCAGCTGGTAGGACTCATAGAGCACGAGGTCTGCCATCTGGCCTTGAATCACCACAACCGCAGGGCCGGCAGGGACTTCAAGCTTTGGAACAAGGCCGCTGACTACGCGGTCAACTCCATCCTGATGGAAGATCACGTCACGCTGCCTGATAATGGCCTGTACGATCCAGCTTATAAGGGCATGCCCGCTGAGGAGATCTACACAGCTTTGGAGCAGGCCCAACAGCAGGCCGGGGATCAGGGAGACCAAGGCGGCAGCGGACAAGGAGACCAAGACGGCCAACAACAAGGTCCAGTCTCTGCTGAGAAGTCCTCCACCGGAAGCGGCAACGGTCAAAAAGGACAGCCCGGCCAACAAGGCCAACTAGACAGTGTAGTTATGGACTCTGACGGCTCAGATGAGTCCTCAGAGGCAGAGTGGAAGCAGGCCGCCATACGCGCCATCTCGGCAGCCGAAGGGGCAGGAGGAGCCCCCTCAGGCCTGAAGGCCGCCATCACGGAGATGATCAGGCCCTCGCTTCCGTGGCGTGAAGTTCTGAGGGACTTCCTTACCTCTGCCAGCAGGGACGACTACAGTTATGCCAGGCCAAACCGCCGGTACGTGGCCCAAGGCCTGTACCTGCCGGAAGCCAGATCAGAGGCCGCCGGCACCATCGTAGTCGCTGTGGACACTTCAGGCTCTATCAACAAAGAGCTGTTGGATACGTTCATTTCGGAGCTTAAGAATGTATTTACTGAGGTCTCTTATGATGAACTGCACATCGTGTTTTGCGCGTCCAAGGTAAGAGAGGCCAAGTCTTTTCTCAGTGATGAACCCATTGAGCTGGGAGATTTCAAGGCCGGAGGAGGCACCCGACTTCAGCCTGTATTCGACTGGGTAGCGGAGAACTCAGAGGTTCCTGACGCTCTGATCTACTTCACCGACTTGGAAATCGGCCCCTACAAGCCTACTGACCCTGGGTATCCGGTGCTGTGGGCCGCCCCAAGAGGTTGGGATACTTCGCACTGGGCCTGGAAGAATCCAGAGTTCGGGGAAGTGCTTGAACTCTCAGATTAGGGTATGTATACTTTTTCATAGACACGTAGGAGAATTACAGTATGAAATCAGAACAAAGGTGCGCGAACTGTATGCATTGGGATCGGCGCACGCCACATATTTTTCCGTCTGTTGGCCTCGGAATTTGTACCGGCCTTAAAGAAGAATGGAAGCTGCTAAAGGGGGCCGCAGACGGAACCATGGCTTTAACTGCAGACTCTGCGGTAGTAGAGGAGGCAGGAGTATACGACGACCCAGTCAGAACTAGGTTTCTTACAGGCCCTGACTTTGGGTGTATACATTTCAAACGCTGGAGTGATCTATAAAATGAGTGACAATGTTGTTACGTTCCCAGGTCGCACAAACCACAGGGCAACCACGCCGCTCACTGAAGCGGCAGCCAAGCGTAAGATGCAGCCCGAGTCCAGGGACATCGCTGATGTCCTGTTGTCCGTGGCCTATCACGTCAACATAGGGGACCAGAAGTCGGCCCGTAAGCTGCTGTCCTACGTGTATGCTCACAACCCGGTGCCGACAGAGTTCAGGCTGCCGTCTGACTTGTTTGATCTACTGGAGCGGACGGACTTTGGTGAGGCGATGTTTCCTGGATAACGACCAAGCTCAGGCGATGCCGGGCAACCGGCGCGAAATTAGAGGATGAGAGAATGCAGAACGAACACGCGGACACCGAAAATAGCGCCGACGTAGGCGGTCGCCTGGAGCACCTTATTGGGCAGACGCTGCTGGGCAGGCAGGTGTGGCTGACCGTAAGCCCAACCGACAGTACACCGCATGATTTCGGCACTAGTCCAGAGGAGGCCATTAAGGCGTTTATAGGCAGAACCGGAATCGATTGGAACACAGCGTATAAAGACGGCTGGACAATTGTCCGGGCATGGACAAATTACCAAGTCACGGGCGTTTTGACTGAGGCGACTCGATAGTCCGCCCAACAGAAAATCAAAGGCGTAGGAGCTACACAACATGCACGATCAAACAGGACAAGACTTCCTCCATTCTGTGAGGAACCACAAGATTCAAGTTGTGAAGGATGACGGCATTTGCCGTTTCCTGGCATTCAGGAATCCAGAGAGCATACTCAACTGGTTTGAGATCACTACCTGGCCCGGCAGCCTCTGCATCGTTGGCGACATGGGGACCTATGTGTTCAGGCGCGTCAGAGATATGTTCACTTTCTTTCGCAGCGAGGACCCCGACACGCTTGAGATCAATCCTGGCTACTGGGGAGAGAAGCTAAGCAGCATCTCTACGTTCGAAGGGTATAAGCAGTACTCTCAGGAGGCGTTTGAGCAGAGAGTCAAGGATCACCTGGAGCAGCACTTAGAGAGCAACAGCTTTTCAGGGAAGCACAAGTCTAACCTCATATCTGCTGTCCATGAGGATGTTCTATCCTGGGCTGACAATGAGCATGATGCGTACAGGGCCGTACAGGATTTCAGGTTTTACAGTTTCTGCTTCCAAGACTTCTTTGACGGAGGAGGCACCACAGAGTACACGCCTCAATATCTCTGGTGCCTGTATGCCATCGTGTGGGGCATCAGGAAGTACGACGAGTATAAAAAGTTTGAAGCTACATTAAGAGAGTAGCTCAGACTTAACCGGCCCATACCCATATTTGGAGAGCGTACCATTGAGGTGAGCGGCGATGGCCAGGATTAATTGCACACGATGCGGAAAAGAACTACCACCAGGCGAGGGGACGCACACATGTTTGGCGTCCGCTCGACCGTTTGGTTCAGCGGCTGAGCTTGTAGCACTGCGGGATGCCCTGCAAGAGATTCTAGAATATGACACGCGATCAATGTACCAGAGATGCCCAGATTGCGATTACCCAAAGCAGTGCGGCGCGGAGAATCGCTGCAAGATTTGCCCGAACAGCAAAGCCGGAGAAATCGCACGAGCGGCCCTGAGCCGTTGAACGCCCATTTCAGCCGCGTAGTGGGCGCGGCACAGAGCCAGATTCTCCCACATACGCTGACGCCCACTACGTCGGCTGGAGTTAATTATTATGCGATGGTATCAACGGACACATGGGTGGCCAAAAGTAATAACAGACAAACCATACACGAACGATTACGGGCGGCTGCAGTTTATGCCTAGACATACAAAGCCACAAAAGGCGTTTGAATTATCAATGCGACGCCTCATGAGAAATTTGAACGCATAATAATGAGCTAAGGGATTGAGGAATGAGCGCAGCGAATGACGAAACTATCTTGAGCGGCCTGGTGTGCGCTACCAAGCGTGAACAGGGCGGGTATGCCGTAACATTTCACAACGGCGTAGACATGGGCACCCTGGAGATGGGCGTTGATGGGTATTACAAGTATTGGCCCGTGCAGCGGGTTGGATATTGGGACGCAGCACCAATGCGAGCAATCGCGGACTTGCTTGATCATGTAAATTCTGAATGGGACGCACAGGTGCAGAGAGATTGTGGTGCGTAACGAGAGAGGTGAGCGGCGATGATTTGCTATAACTGTGCGGCTGAACTAAAAAGCGAAGTGTGTGGGGTATGTGGATGCGTCAATGTAAGCGCATCGACCGCTCCACCGCATGGTTCAGACGCTCAACTCTCTGAACGCACCCAAAGGCTGCTGCTCGACTGTTGCGAGATATGCAGTATCGATCCGACGGGCATCAAGTTAACCGCAGCCGTATTGTCCGGACCATACATCACATTAACGGGCGAACAGTGCGAGAAGCTGAATCAGTGGGCAGACGGAATGGAAAGCGTCTGAACGGGCCGGGAGTTAAGCCGCATGGGTCCCCCATGTCGCCTTCAACTCCTTGTTCTCCTGCCGTTCCGCTGAATTTGCCTTGTTATTAAGTGCATTTGGAGAATTAATATGACTGAATGTCAACACATGAAAGGCCGCCCAACCATGAACTATTACCAATGCGATGACTGTGGGTGGATTATGCCAAGCGGCCCCTGCCGTGGTCCTCATGAAGGGTGGTTCCCTTCGATGAAAGCAGCGCAGGAGTACGACGATTATGGTGGTTACCCAGGGATGGACACGGCACGCCCAATTAAAAGGAGAAAACCATGTTAGAGATAAAAGGCCAGCAAGTGCGATTCTTTGGATGGATGCCAAGTATCGGAGGTGTGCTACATCGGGAACTCTTTGAGACAAAAGAAGAGGCTATTGAATGCGCAATAGAAATTATCGGCAGGTTGAAAGGAGAGTTCGCCATCGATGCAAAATACATAAACAAAACTGCCCCTCTTTCTGTATTGGAGGAGTATGTGGACCCTGCCGACTTGTGTTGACTCACATATAATGAGGCCCTGACTATGCGCATTTCAGTGAAAAAAGATGACCCTGGGTATGACCCCGTTAATAGCCGATATGCCAAGGTATATCTAGACGGGGTTGAGCAAAAACATTGCGTAACCGCCGATGAGGAAGAGGGTTACATTATACGTTATGTTACTGACGATAATGGAGAATTAACAATCGAGGGGGACTACATAAAAGAAGAAAAGGTCGCGGGGAAAGTAAAGATAGATATAAAACTATGGAGACCCGCTGCTAACTGCTGGAGGGTGGCTATGAAGCTGAGCGAGCGACTTAAACAAGACCACGAGAGTGGAGATTTTGGCAAAGCCCTTGAGGGGTATGCAGAGCGGGCGGAACTGCTTGAGACATCCTTACAAGAGGCTATTACAGAACTTGAATCTTGGTGGCGGGATCGGGGCGATTACGGCACACACGGTTACGAAGAATGGATACCTAAACTCAAGGCGGCTATCGATGGTAGCAGTTAACTAGAGTTATTCGGCAAGTCTAACCAAAACACATAGGAGAACAACCATGAAGCATAAAAGTAATCTTGACTTTATCCTTGAGGTGCTAGTTAAGTTTGTGCTGGTACTGTTGGGTGCAGTCGTACTCAGCTTAGTGGTTTCAAAAGTTTCGGCCTCGGAGAATGCCTCGGCTTACCCGTCACCAGAAGAGAGAGCCCAGCAGTTCCTCATCTCTTACGAGGAAGGCGATATCCACAGTATGGTGAAAAACCTCTCACCTACAGGTTCCTTTCGGGGCCAGCACATGGATTTCGTCATCATGGATTTTTACAGCACTTTCCTGCGCAGCAGCGTCAGGCAGATGGTACTGCATGACGTGGTAGTGACAGGAGAGGCTGACGGCCTAGGAGGCCGCTTGTCGGCCTGGGTGTCAGTCACTTCTGACCGGTCAGGGGAAGAGGAGCAGTGCGGCGGCCCCTTGGACATTTGGTTCAATCTTCGAGGGCAGATCCAGAGGTTTGAGCACAAGTGCCTGACGGACCCTGAGTGGGTCGAGGTGCATCCTGGGATGGTGGACCCGGCCCTGACAGGGCAGGCCGCAGACATCGCTACTACTGGCGCGGGCCTGGCTATGGGGTTCTCAGAGGCCAATCCCATAGCCAATGCTGCGGGACCTATCGTGCTGGCCCTGAAGCTGTCTATGAGCCACTACGCGGAGACCCTGCCGGAGCAAGACTGTATGGCCTTGAAGGACGGCTTAACTACGGTGGGCTGGGGCGCTGCCGGGTGGAATGCCTGCGTGATGGTCGGCGGGGCTACGAGCGGAGCCGGCCTTATCCCTTGCCTTGCAACAGCTGTGATAGCAGGGCACGTCGCCAGCGGGCGGGGGGAGGCGGAGAATTTGGCTCGGTGTCGAGCAAGTGTTGAGGGCCGTAGGTTCTCAATGATTGACTCAACTGGTATTTACGAATAGGAGAATTGAAATGAAAGAGTATCCAAAAATACAAACTGTCTTTAAGCGCGACCCAATGACTAAGTACAAGACCTTGCTAGAGGGAGATTATTCTTTGCCTGAGTTTGAGTACTTAGAAAACAATAGATGGGTATTTACTGAGAAGGTGGGCGGGACCAATATCCGTGTCTATTACAAAGACGGAAAGATCACCTTTGGTGGCAGAACTGACAGGGCACAGATCCCGGCAACACTGATAGCACGCTTAAATGAACGATTCTTACCACAAGCGGAAAGATTCAGTGAGGTATTCAACGGAGTCGAGGTGTGCCTGTATGGAGAAGGCTACGGCGCGAAGATCCAGAAAGGAGGCGGCAACTACAGGCCAGACCAAGACTTTGTTCTGTTTGATGTGATGGTGGGAGACTGGTGGCTGCAGCGCCCTGATGTTGAGGACGTAGCTGAGAAAATGGGTATTGATGTCGTGCCAGTAGTGGGTGAAGGTACGTTGGTGGAGATGGTGGAGCAAGCCAAGGTAGGCATTCCTTCAACTTGGGGAGATTTTCAAGCAGAAGGTTATGTGGCTCGTCCAGCTACGGAACTAAAAACAAGGGCAGGGCATCGGGTCATTACCAAGATCAAGTGCCGGGACTTCAGAGATGCGTACAGGGAAAAGAAAGAATGAACGGCCACCAGACCTTCGCAACCCTTCGCACTTGCACCGACTGCCGCTGGGTCTTCACGGTAGAAGACGAAGACCACACGGAGTGCCCCAAGTGCGGAGGCCAGTCCAAGGGAGCCCGTAATACCTATGGGTCTGCGGCGTACACGTATAAGCGTACTCAGCATCCTTGGATCAAATACAAGGTTGACGGGTATAGGGCTCTGCTACAGCGGCAGGTGGCGGAACTTAATCAACGACAGGAGAAGAAATGATAACCGTAACAATCTTTATCAATGGCCAGCCCATAATAACCAGAAGCGCGGTCAACAAAGGCCCGGCCCTTAATGACCTCACTCGCTACTGCGTAGATGACGGCAGCGCAATTTTCCATAAGCCGGAAGATGGGGCTGTGAAGCTGGCTATTGAGATGTTGAAAACTGTTCACACAGAGGAGTTCTAAGATGAGAGTCCGGGAGCTTATAGAGCGCCTATCTAAAGCAGACCAAAATTCTGAGGTGTATGTGTGTTTTGGAGAGCATGGAGTAGACGAAGCGGAGGGGGTAACTATAGGTATCAGACTGGCTCTGAACGTCAATGAACCCAGTTTTTACCCTGCAGGGCGACATGAGATAGTAGCAAACGACCAAGATGAAAAAGAATACAAGAGGTATGCAAAAACTACAGGCGTCTTCATCTATTAATCAGAACCAATGATAGGAGCCCAACGATGATCCACAACTTTGAAAGATCCCTGAAACTGGTCCTGCAGCATGAGGGCGGCTGGTCGAATCATCCGGAAGATCCGGGCGGCGCTACCATGAAAGGGGTAACGCTTAGGACCTTTAGGCGGTATTACGGCGAGGAGGCCACAGCTGCGGATTTGAGGAACATAACAGAAGCAGAGTTGATGACTGTCTATGTCAACGGCTACTGGAATCCCTGCAACTGCCCTGAGCTGCCTCTAGGCCTCGACTACGCCGTCTTTGATGGAGCGGTGAACTCAGGCCCTGGGCAATCTGCCGAGTGGCTGCAGATGTCTGTAGGAGCATTCGCAGACGGCGTCATAGGGCCTAAGACACTGAAGGCGGTGAACTCCATGTGTATGGGTGGCCGGCAGGTCGTAGAGGCTACCATCGACAACATGCTAGATCTGCGTATGCGCTACCTGCGGTCGCTGAGTGGGTGGAATGTCTTCGGCAGGGGCTGGACCAACCGTGTGGAAGGTGTGAGGGCAGAGGCCAAGAAGATGGCAGGGGAACTGCCAACTGATAGAGTTAAAGCTGAGCCTATTATTTCTGTGGTGGAACAAGGCGAAGAGGCCCATGATCTGGCTCCCTGCCCTTGCGGAAAAATCCCCACACAACTGAACATTTCAGAAGGCTGTTGCAGCAAATGGGCCTATACCTATGGCGATTGCTGCATCGACTGGAACATCGAGTTTCGCACCCATTATAAAGACCTGGGCTCTCCTGAGTTGTACGAGCTGGCGGTCAAGGCCTGGAATGAGGCTCCGAGAGTATGCCCGGCAGGAGAAACAAAATGACAAAAGAAAACTGGCTAGAAAATCTGAAGCCCGGAGATGAAGTTATTGTGTCCGGCTGGGGAGTCAGGGCTTCTGATTCTATAGCCCGCGTGGAAAGATTGACTAAAACTCAGGTCATCTTAGAAGACATACCCACGAGGTTTAGGGTCGCAACAGGAAGATCTATAGGCACTACTAGGTGGCACCATCTCTATCTTAGGCAAGGCACTTATGGGAGCCTAGCTAAGGTAAGAGAAGCACAATTCAGGAGAAGAAGTATAGCGTCTATCCGGAGATGCGACTTAGACGCTCTGCCAACTGACCGCCTGAGAAGAATCGTAGACATAATCGAGGAGGTAGGATGAGAATCGAAGTTCTAGCAGAACACGGCTACGAGCTGGCCCTTAGAGGCCTGGCCTATTCATTCAGGGATCAGTCTATCCCTCTTGAAGCGTGGTGGACAGCCGACAGGCTGAAGAAAATGGCAGTCGTCGGGCAGAAGTTATGCCAGCGCGGCCCTGAGGAGAGAAAGTGGATTCGGCAGGTCATGCTGTGGATCGACATCGTAGCTCCTCGCTACTGGTGGTCGGAGTTCGACACCTACAAGATAGGGACCGTGGCCCAGAGTGAGAGCACCATGCACAAGCTGGCAAAGCGGGAGCCAGTTGTACAGGACCTAGCGGCGGGAACCTCAGGCAAGGTGTTTGACTCCTTGCTGGAGCATTGGCTTGAGAACCGTACAGACATACAGAAGCTCAAGCAAGGTCTGCCGGAAGGCTACCTGCAGCGCCGGCTGGTGACGATGAACTATGAGGTTCTGCGGACTATCATCTCTCAGAGGGCTGATCATCGGCTGCCGGAATGGCAGGGATTTATCCGGCAAGTGTTGGCGCAGATTGAGCATCCTGAGTTGATACGGCCATGAGAGAGGCGGCATCAATTGCCGGAAGGATTTTAGCTATGAACTACTGGGTGATAAGTGATACGCACTTCGGGCATGCCCGCATGATGGAGTTCTGCGGCAGGCCTGAAGGGTTTGAAAGAAGGATTCAAACCAACCTTAGGGCACACTTAAATCCTAGCGATGTGTTGTTCCATTTGGGAGACATCTGCATAGGCGACGACGCTTATTGGAACGAACGTTTGATCTATGACCTACCAGGCAAGAAAGTGCTGATAAAAGGCAACCACGACAGAAAGAGCACTTCCTGGTATTACCGAATCGGCTGGGATTGTGTAGTGGAGCGCTTAGATCTGGAGATGTTTGGCCACAGGCTGGTTCTGTCTCATAGGCCTGTACAAGAGCCTGGAAACTTCATCAACATTCACGGCCACCATCATAATGTACCGCATCATCCTGAGGATTCAGTAGATGACAGGCACAGGCTGGTCTGCCTTGAGCATGAGTATAGGCCGGTGACTTTGAGAAGTTTGATAGAACGTAGGACAGGACGGAGGCAGCAGAAAGCCCAGCTAAGTCTGCCCCCAGATCCTCCCACTCAAAGCTCCGAGTAGGCAACAGCCCGTGGCTTAGCTCTTCTAGGAGGACCCCGGCCAGCACTATCAGGGTCCCTAGTTGAATACGAAGGCCAAATGCACAGACATAGCGAAAGCGCAGAGACAGATTGAACAGCAGGGAGGCTGCTGAGGCCGGCTTATTCATAACGATGTAGGAGAGTTAAATGTGTAAATGTAAGGTACGAGGAATTATAGCTGGGCTTATAAGCCTTCTGACTATGGCCATCATGGGCAGTATAGCCTGGCAATACTTTGATTGTGTGTCAACTGGGGGTACGTTTGTGCGTACTCTGTTTTGGTTTACTTGTCTTCCATAACGTATTACTGAGGATTTTGACATGAGCAAGAAATATACATTGTATTACTTGAATACGGATAGGGGTGTCGCTATTCGTGCAGCGCAAAACATCAAACAGGCAAGGCGGGAAGCAGTGCGGGAAGTTGGAGAAGACGGTCTCAAAGGCATCCGCAAAGCAACCGAAGCGGATATTGCTTGGGTGAAGGGTATGGGCGGGTATGTGCCCACTGTATAACGGTTGAACTCAAAAGGCCGCACTGTGCGGCCAGAGATTGAACGCGAGGTTTACCGGCTCGTTTTGAGCGCCTGGTTGGGCAGTCATTTACCGGAGTACACCATGATTTACGACAAAGACAACGATAGATACATCTCCAATGATGGCCGGATGGCAATCTATCCAGACGGAGCAACCTTTCCCGCGTCCGGTTACATCATTATTGAGAGATATGATGGACCGCTTGATGACTTGGAAAGCGCTGTAGAATCGGTCAAGGTCAACGCGATGGACGTTACGGGGCTGATTGACGGATTGACGGCAGCTTTACAAAAGCTTCCTTTCCCAGGTGAGAACTGATCTGCCCACCGCCAAATTCAGCCGCCCGCGCATACCGACCCAGTGGGCTGTCGACCAAGTGTAACGCGGGTCGGGTGGAATTTTTTGTTGGGTAGTGATCATGATTGAAGCAATCCAGATAAAACAAACAAACATGCGATGTGGACGACTGTGGAGCGACACGAGTCACGGTGCCAGACGCCCGCGAAAGTAACGGCTGGCGGTGCAAGCGCATTCCTCTCAACAAGTGCGACCTATGCCCAGATCACGCGGAACTTACCTGCAGAGAGGTGATATTCGGATCTGGGGCTAAACCTGACGATTGATCCGCCCAACGAGAGAGGTGATCGGCGATGGATAAACTACAGAATATAATAGAACACACACTACACAGCGATGAAAGAATTATGGGGGATATTGAATTGTCCGCTCAACCGAATTGTTGTACGGATGAACGCTATCCAGCTATAAACGTAAAACAGGAATGCGCCGATGTTTACTACGCATATTTTGACTCTCTTCCTGATCGATTGAAAAAGAAACTATCTGTGGAAATGTTGGCGGAAATATTCCGCACCATGGTGGTTCCTACAATAGACAAAGCCCGCGCACTGGACCGAGAACACAGAGAAATCTAACGTTGCGGTAACCGGCCCGCCGAACTCAAAACGCTGAAAGGAAAGACGATGACTGAAAATGACACCAGCACCGAGCAAACCCCGCAGGACGGCGGGTCCGAGTTGACTGCTTTGTTACCCTGCCCGTTTTGCGGGGAGGATGACAAAGGAGATTATACTGGGCTTGGAATTGGCGAGATGGCACCAAGAGTTGAATGCAATGAAATACACCATTGCTGTTGGGTGCGTTGCCGCAGATGTGGCGCTAGAACCGGAATTTATCCGAAGAAAGAAACGGCTATTGAGAAATGGAATATGAGAACCAGGCCGAAAGCTAGTTGGGCGAGGTAACGCTTAAGCGCAGCCGCCGCGCGGTGTTTGCGCGGTCGGCTGACGCGCCGGGTTAGCCGCTGGCCCCGGACAAAAGCCACGGCAAAACTTAAGAGGAAAACCCAGTGCATTACCGAAACGGAAGAGAAGCAAAGAACGGCGATCAAGTCATTTGCCTTGATCCGCCCTACAACAAAGCGGGTGTTTTGCGGGACGCAACGCCAGGGGATGATTACTGCAACGGGTTTATCCAGATGAGCTGTAACCCAAGCAACAACGACCCCGTCGCCTGCATGTGCGATTGTCTTCACGCCGATGATTTGACGGCTCTCCTCGCAGAGAAGGGCTTGGACAAGCGCCCAGACGGCATATAACCACCCGCCGCACGCGGTGCTTGCTGCGTGCGGCTAACGGCCCAGCATAAGTGGGCGCTTGCGGGGCCTTGAGTTAACAACAGCGGAGTCTGCGCGCTCCGCCTTGATGCGTTTTTAGCGGGGACTTATTTATGGGCTCAATCATTTGGTTCTTTTTGGGGGCATGGGTTGCCGCCTGCATAGTTGACGGACTGTTGTACTGGTATGTGGTGCGTGCATTAGGAAGGCAGGGCTTGTATTGGCCAATGTCTGGTTTTTGGCTAATTCATAAGCTTATGACCAATGTCAGATCTCGCTAACGACAGCTTGAGCCGATCCGCCGGATTGATAGCAGAGGACAGGCAGCCATGACAAAGATTACAGACACCACCAAAAACAGCAGCGCCGCCGATGCCCGGCGGGTCGGTCTCAAAGCTTTTGTTATGCTCCCAATTCCTGGTTGGCTGCACGACTATATGGGGCTCCTGGAGTCCAAAAAAGTGGATCGCGTTATTGTCAAAAAATCGCGCTCTCCTGGACTGACCGCTTGTCGGCTGTCGGGAGATGAACTGAAAAGCTTGGTGGAAAAAGCAAGGCCCACAACGAAAGAAAAACCCGGAAAGCCCTATTACCGCCAGAAAGACCGGTGGTGAGCATAACAACTACACAGTAGGAGATCAAAAGTGGCCACAGTCGCTACAGAGTTATCCAGGGCCGGCGTTCAGAACGTCGCCCCGTTCGAGTCAATAGGCATGCCGTTTCCTCTGAGGGACTACCAGGTCGAAGGCCTAAACCTCACCCTCAGGTATGACAGGTTCGGCTTGTACTTCGAGCCTCGGCTTGGGAAGACTTTCGTCTTCTTGTTGAATGCTCTGTACTGTGCCCAGTACAGGGTCAAGACGGTCATTCTGGCTCCTCCCATTATTCATAAGCAGCTGGAAGAGGAGTGGCACCGCATGGAGGGCAACCCCTGGCACCTGAACATTTTCTCTGCGGGGCCTCGGATTCGTCAGAGAAAGCTGCAACAATGGGAGCTTGATCCTGAGTCGTCTCCCGCCGTGCTGGTGATGACAAAGAACATCTTCATCAAGGAGGCTGACCAGCTCTATAAGTGCGGCTACAGGAACTTGGTGTGGGATGAATGCCACACCGGGCTGCAGAAGCTTGGGACTCAGATCTACAATGCAGTGGAAGAGTTCAGCCTGAAGAATAATAGTCGCCTGCTGCTATCCACGGGGACGCCTATCCCGACTTCTCCGGTACAAGCCTATCCGATCATTGCTCTGAACAATCCCTGGGCCTATCCGAACCAGGCTGGGTTTGATCGGAAGCATGTGGTCATGAAGAAGATCAAGGTCAAGACCAGGACAGGGCGGGAGGCTTTGGTGGATGTGCCGGACTACGCGGTAGGCATAGAGGACCTGCACAAGGCACTGTACACCTATGCTATTCGCAAGACACGCATAGGCACGTTGAATATGAAAGTGCCAGACATCGCCATCAAGGACGTTACGATGTCGCCTGCGCACTCCAAGCTGTATCAGAAGCTTATCCGTCAGAGGGTGCTGGAAGTAGGCTCCAAGCTGTTGAATATGACTCAGGCCAGCAAGCTGCGGCAGACCGCCATGCAGTTGGTTACAAGTCCAAACAGTTACACTGATACACTGATCACGGACAACATGCCTCTGGCTATGGTGGATGAGATCATGGCGGAGTATCCTGATTCTGAACGATTCGTGCTGGTGGCGCACTACAACCAGTCTGTAGAAGCGCTGATGCAAAAGTACGAGAAGCACAGGCCCTGTGTGGTGTATGGTGGCAGCAAGTCCACCACTGCCCAAAACCAGGTGGAAGCCAAACGCTTTCAGAACGGCGGCTCCAAGCTGATGATTATGAATGCCACCGCAGGAGGGGTAGGCCTGACCCTGGGACATGTCTGCTCTAACGTCATATTCGTTGAGCCAGTTTCAACCTACGGTGTATTCGATCAAGCCGTGTCCAGGGTCTTGCTGGTAGAGAAGGAGGAGCCGGTGTCTGTCTACATCATCAGAGTGGCAGGCACAGGATGGGTGAAGGCGGTAGAGAATATGCTCAGCAGATCGGCACAGATCAAGCAGGCCAATCAGGATGCTGACAATCTTCTGAGTGAACTTTTAGGCAACTAATAGAAGAGAGAAGCGATATGAAACACGCACCCCAAAAGAAGGACAGAACTTATATAGTTACAAAGTCTGTCAGAGGCATACAAACCTTTTTGGTAACAGCCTCCACTGCGGCTGAAGCCAAGCGGAAAGCCAACGATATAGAGCAACGTAACATAGATGTAGAACCGTTAGATTTTGAAGTCACATGGGTCGGCAGGGCCTCTTCAGCGAGACTAGACGGCGTTTAACATCTAATCCTCATAAGTTCAGGAAGGACAACACGAACTGCCACACGAACCTGCTTTGGTGCCGCTGGGCTTTAGGGTGGGTACGCGAAGACTTCAAACAGAGGGGAGAATTATGATTAATTGGCTCAAGAAAATACTCGGGATCACCGCACTAGAAGAAGAAAACAAAAGGCTGTGTCAGGTTGTTTGCACGCACAGAAAATATGTAAAAGATAAAATAGCTGCATTGCAGGAATACACTCGTGTGGATGCTGATGTTGGCTTTCGTGGGAACAATACCATCATATTAACCGGCGTCTACCTGAACAGGGCGTATGTTCAATTCTACGATTTGGGAGACGGCGAATTCCAACGTTTGGTCAGACATCTGAAGGAAATGAAAGATCACGCCCTGATACGAAACATTGACGCACCTCCGGCCTTTCGGGGTATGTTTGACATATAACCCCCGTTTAACAGAAGGAGGAGCAATGAACCAACAAGAATATCTAGCAGCAGCAGCTCAGGCCACCAAGCGCGGCGACAAGTGGAGGCGTCTCAGAGACGGGACTGAAGCCTATATAGAAGCCAGACTAGGGCAGCATGGGCTGCTATTACTCACAGTTGAGGGCCGTAGATTGACCCTCATGGATATGTACTTGGCTCGTCAGTATGCGCCAGTAGCCTAGCCAACACCGGCATCAGCCGGCCCACTTAATTGCCGAGATCGGACGCCGATGTTTCCGGCTCGACTGAATGCCCTTGTTGGGCGTCGGAGTTTCAGAAATGCTAGAAACCTGGATTCAGTGGACCTGCAATGGCTGCGGAGAAACAGAGTATTTCATGCTCCCGGATTCCACCCGGAAGGAGGTCCGCACACACCTGAAGGGCAAGGGGTGGCGGAGCTACGGTACGCTGGACTACTGCCCCGAGTGCGTAAGGAGCGGAGCAGCGAAACGGCGAGAAACGAGCATGCTTGGATAGTATGCCCAACAACAGCAACTCTGTAGGAGATCTTCGCAGTGGAACCCTGGATGACGGCTGCCCATGCAGCAGAAGACCCCTCTGCCATAGAATCAGTCAAGGCCTGCCAAAGATTCTTCAATGAGCTTGAGGAAGAACCTCTGTTATTCTTTGGTCTGCAGATTCTGTGGCTCCAGCACAAATATCCCAAGAGACTGGGAAGGGAGCTGGGAGGCCTTTACGGGGATCAGCCGGAAGCTTCCGTCAGGGAAGCGGCTATGCTGTTGTATCTCATAGCAAAGTACGAATACAAGCAGGTTCAGCCCTTAGGGCAAGGTCATCTGCCTTTGATCGAGGGCTTGATTAGGTTCCGCAACGTGACGTACTCTTTCTTGCCTGACACCCAGCCAGCGGTGTTTGTCCCAGGGTCGGAGATCGTCACCTTCTCCCAACTAACAAGAAACGGGAGAGCCCCTGACTACGCTGTTAATCACTTGCTAAGAAGGCTTAGGAGAGTTGTTCATGGCTAACCTGTTTCGTTATTACCAGACGGATGAAAAAGGCAAGTGGAAGGTAACTAACGAAAAGGACGGAGGGGATAAAACACTCACTTCCATGGGGGCAAAGCGAGCCTCTATCTTGTTGGTTTCAGCAGTTATAGACGAAGAGACGGACCCTGAAAAGCTCAGCTATAAAGGGCCGATGTATGTGGACATAGACAGCAAGGATCTGCAGAAGTCTATCGATTCAGCCAAAGCATTTGTTCAGAAGCTTTCAGATCTTGGGGTTCCACAGTCTGCCTACGAAGTACATGCTTCAGGCAGCAAAGGGTTTCACATCTATATCCATCCCAGCGCTTTCGGTCAGCACAGAGCGGTTCGTCGGCTGCCGTATATCTACGCTGAGATCGCGGTTGATCTGTACGTCCCTGGACTGGACTTCCAAGTTTACTGTGGCGGCAGAGGCAACCTATTCAGGCTGCCGAACGTAAAAAGGGATGACGGAAAATACAAGTCTCCTATTTTCGTTCATGAACTCCAAAGGATGACCCCTGAGTCCTATGCAGTCCTGACATCTGAGCCCCGTGCTATGGTCGGATATGGGATGCAGGAACAGAAGCACCCCGTCAGTGCTCTGGTGCAGCTCTTTGAAGCTGCCAAAGTGCGGGAAGCCCGGCATGCCAAGGAGCGCCAAAAAACGCCAGTGCCTGACGGAGATCTGGGTCCATTCGCAGAAGATCCTCCTCAATGTATGCAGGACCTACAGAAATATCATGTCAGGACCGGGGTTAATTTCAACCAAGTTGTCTACCAAATGGCCATTTTCCTGGCCAGGGCTGGCACCTCCAAGACAAAGGTGGATTCAGTTGCCGATTTGACGGCCAAACATGGTACGTCCACAAGCTATAGATCAGAGAGGGATAGGGCGGATCATATCAAAGGACTGACAAACTACATGCGGAATAAACCGCACAAGCAGTTTTCCTGTGCGGCTATGCGGTCGGTGTGGGCTAAGCCGGACTGCGAAAGTTGCCCGCTGTACAACAAAACGCAGCACCTGGAAGAGCAATATGACGTAGTGGAGAGGCCCAATGGATACTATGCAATGTCGGCCAAAGGGGCAGAACGCCGGCTAACTAATTTCATCTTAGTCCCTAGAAGAATTATTGTCTCGTGGAAGAACAACGGGCAGAAGCACAGAGAATATACCAGGGTTACCATTGAGCGAGACCATGAAAGGCTGGACGAAATCAACTTGCCTGATGACTGCTGGAACAGTAAGTCCAGATTCCTGCAGGTCTTCACAGGGGTTGCCGACAACATCATGGCGACAGTGGGAGACAATGATGTTCAGATTTTGAAGCACTTTATTCTTAGAGACATAGACAAAGTAGAAGAACAAGAAGAAGTGCAGTCAGTAGGCATACACCGGCAGGTGGTAGGAAAAAAGCCAAAGTACACTTACGTTGAACCAGGGATGTCCATAAATAGATTCGTTATCCCAAATACCCACAGGTTCACCTCCAAAGTCTCTACTGAGGACGCAGCCCTGCCCAATTTGCTGCCGGTGGAAAGAGTCTGGCAAGGAGATGACCGACATGCGAAGGCTATCAGAAACCTACTGTCAGTAAACGAGTTGGAGGTAACGTCAGCCCTGTTCGGCTGGTTCATGGCAGCTCACTTGAAGGCACATATTTTTGGCCTCAGGAGCGAGTTTCCATTGATAGGGGTATGGGGAGGCCGGGGTTCCGGTAAGACCCAGACCAGTAGCCTATTCGGCACCTTACATGGGTGTGACTTTTTTCACCACCCTCCACCTACTTTGACCGCCATCACCCCGTTTGCTTTTCTAAGCCATGCTGAAGTCAGTAATACAGTTCCGCGTATCTTCGATGAGTTCAACAAGGGTGGCATGGGGCAGAGCCGCTACGCCCATTTCTCAGAATACCTGAAGAACATATTCAACAATTCCTCGTCGGCTAAAGGCGCAGTAAGGCGCACTCAGCTCACCGTGGACTACCATAAGCCCACCTCCCCTGTAGTTATCCTGTCAGAGCACCAGTTCGAGGTCCCGGCCCTCAGGGACAGGCTTTACCCTGTGATGGTCAGGGAACCGTCTCTAAGGCCTCGTACCGTCTTCTTTGAGGAAGCCAAGACCGATGCTCCCCTGCTGTTCCAGATCGCCAAGGAGTCGGTCATGGCCGCCCTGGACACACGGGAAGAGTGGGTGTCAACGACATTGAAGGGCTGGATAGACAAGATGCCGGCAAAGTTTTCCGACAGGCAGCGATTCTGCAGGGCCGCTATCCTGACCGGGATAGACTTTGCGGAGAGGGTGTTGGTAGAAACCTTGAAGCTGGACCTGTCGGCTGAGCTAGTTGACGCACGTCAAGCATTCGTCGATCACGTCAACAATGAGAAACTATCCACAACTGGAGTCGGCACAACTGAAGTTGATGCTTTGCTGGCCAGACTGGGCGAGATGGTGATCCTCAGCAGGACAGATCAGTTACAACACAAAATCCACCACTCCAACTTCCAACTGACAGAGGATGGCAACTTTGCACTGATAGACCCCGCCAGTGTGTTTCCGATTCTTAAGCTGTACATCTCTCAGACTCGGGACAGAATACCTCTGAACAATGCAGGAGAGATGGATGCCCTGCTTAGGGCTGAGCCCTATTTTGTGGGTGAAGAACTTCAACCTGAGATGATCCAGTCCAGGCCGGTTATGCGGCTGGATCTGGCAAAGATGGAAGACAAGGGCATAAATGTATCCGCATTTAGGCTCTGATCTATGTTGACATTATTGTAGACACGGTATAGAGTTTGTTTGAACCTTCGTAGGGGAAGAAAACTCGAATAAAACTTATAATCATGAGTATGGCGTTTCATTTTCAACCCACCCAACAGAGAGAAAGCACTATGGCGTTACCCACAAACGATGTTGCGGCTCCTCCTCCGCCCCCGGCGGCTGTCTCCGAGGCTGCGGCTCCTCCTCCGCCCCCGGCGGCTGTCTCCGAGGCTGCGGCTCCTCCTCAGCCCCCGGCGGCTGTCTCCGAGGCTGCGGCCCCTCCTCCGCCCCCGGCGGCTGTCTCCGAGGCTGCGGCCCCTCCTCCGCCCCCGGCGGCTGTCTCCGAGGCTGCGGCTCCTCCTCCGCCC